ATGTTTCCTAAAACCAAACTAAGTTATTCTGACATTTCAAGAAGCCAAATCGTTGACTTCATTCCCCCTCGCAGGCATGATGGCCGGCAGTCGTATGTATGGTTTTCGCAAGTCGATCCGCAGACCGGTAGGCTCAAAAGAAAGAAATACATGCTTGACAGGTATAAACCTGGCAGAGAAAGGGACTATGCCGCCAATCGTATCATTGCCAACATATATAATAAGGTGTCGCACGGATGGAACGTATGGGCTCCAACAAATACCGCCCGGAGCGACACAGCTGTCAAGGATGTCCTGGAACGATACCGTGCATATATTAATAATGTACGCGCGAAAGGAGTATTGAAGATAAAGACGTTCCACGACTATTCTTCAAGGCTACGCATCTTGGAGGAATATATCCGTGAGCAGGTGCAGCCGGTTAGGATGTGCTACCAACTGGACCAGTCTTTCTGGACGGACTTCCTGGACTATCTTCTCATCGACAGGGATTTATCCGCCAAGTCGCGCAACAACTACCGGACATGGTCATCAACCTTGTGCAGTTGGATGGTTGAGAAGCGGTATCTTCTGGAGAATCCCATCCAATATATCCACCAGCTGCCGGAGCATGACAAGCTTCGCCAGCCACTGGAGCCTGCCGACCTGAAGAAACTCAGCTGTTGGCTGTCGGAACATAACAAGCCGTTCCTCCTGGCGGTGATGATGGAATATTTCACTGCCATCAGACCTACTGAGCTGAGCTTTATCCGGCTTAGGGATATCAATGTCAGCGAAGGCAGCGTATTTGTCAGCAGTCAGATCTCTAAGAACCGCAGGGACGGAAAGATAAAACTCCCCAACAAGGTCATCAAGCTGATGATAGAGCTACATATCTTTGACCGTCCCAACCATTTCTACCTGTTTGGCAAAGGGTTTCTTCCGGCAGGCATCCGGCAGGAGTCCCGCTATTTCACGGCTGAGTTCAACAAGGTCCGTGAAGCTTTGCATTTCCCCAGCTGCTATAAGTTTTACAGTCTCAAGGACAGCGGACTGCGCGACATCTCCAATGCCGTCGGTGTGGAGGTGGCACAGAAGCAAGCCCGCCATTCCAGCATCCAGACCACCAACCTCTACCTGAAGGGACACGGCATGAAGGTATACGATGTCCTTGCTGACTTCGAGGGATATCTATAGTGCACACGCTGCACACGGATGCACACGCCGCATATAAAGGGCTTTCCGGACCTCTATGTGTGTGCAGCTGGTGTGCAGTTATCTTATTTTGTGTGCATTAATCTCCCATCTCATAGAAGTAGCCGGTTTTGATTCGGTTGATGCCGCTGTCCCCAACCTCCAGTTCCACTTTCTGGCAGATGTATTTTTTGTTCCTGAATACGAAGATTTTGGACGGGTCGGGAATGTCGTCAGTGATGAACCTGATAGTCTGCAGGTTGTGGACGTCGACGGGTATGGCTTCGTGGAAGTCGCCGATGGATGCTATGTGGGCACCCGTACCACCGCCTTCGTCGTGCAGGGATAGTGAAGCCCGTTCTTGTCGGGCGAAATCATAATATTCTCCGGTGAAGCACCACGGATAGCGATACTGCCGATAAGGGCTGTCTCCTGTCGCATTGGGATACACCGCACCATGCCCCGGATAGGTATGTAACAGCATCGATGCCTGGAACATGACCTGCATCTTCTCGTCGGTATTCTCCTCCTTGCTCTCAAGGAGGCTTTCATCGGAGAGAACATCCTGTACGGTAACGTAATATTCATCGTCGCCGGTGTCAACCGTACCACCTTCGGTTTCCTTGTCATTGGCGATGGACGGAACCTCTATATAACTGTCGAGCTGGTTCTGGTCTCTGGAGAACGTGATGTCGGCATAGAGCTCCCTCAGTTTATCGGAATACATCGCCACGGGAACGATGGAAAATTCCTCATAGTCATCGCTCTCGATATTGCGGACTAATGGCATGAAATGACCAACCCGCATAAATCGTGGCCGGTTGTCGCCATATTTGTCTTCGTCGATGATACCGATGTGGTAGGTATCGCCAACCTTATAGATAGTTGTCATCTGCTCCTTTGTGGAGACAGAGCCAAAATAGGTGTTTGCTGCCGATTCGGTCTCAAACTCCATCACCTTGAACTTCTTCAGTGCTGCCGGCGGCAGGATTTCGTATAAGCTGCGGTTGGCAGAGTCCGGGAAGTCATAGCGAAGGTTGCTGACTATGATGTTCTTCAGTCCTTCATCATCGTGCTCTGCAGAGAACTCATCGAGTGCTTCGTAGCTTACGGCTGCATGGGCTGTGACCTCCTGCGCCCGCACGATGTCTACCGTCTTCGTTTTCTCATGGAAGATGAAGGATACGTTAAACAATTTCCTGACTTCCTCTATAAAGGTATATACCGACCAGTGGGGCAGTGCCAACCGGATGTCTAATCCAGTGCGTGCCGAGCAGATGAAGAGCCGGTTCCAAGGATCTGTGTCGAGGTCGTTGCGCTGCAGGGTAAACCCTTCGTACTCCAACACTTTGCGCAGCGCGTACATCAGGCTGGGCTGTACGGCTGGTCTCCACAGCCATGCCGTGCCGTCAAGTATGATGATGCGGTTCACGATGCGGTCGTTTGTTTCGTCCCAGGTAGGGTTGAAGGCGTACATAGGCCGTCCCTGCTGATCTCTCTTCCCAATGAAGGTACCTTGGCTCAGCTCGGTGTCAGTGTCACTGCCTATTCTGTGGGCAGCGACATATAATCTTTTTACAAATACCTCGATTACAGGTGTGTCTGTCCGTTGGAAGGTGGTGTCTACCACATCATATGCTTCTATCTCATCAATGAAGTGGCGTGTCATCTCCGAGTTGTATTTTATTCTGCTCTTGCCGCCTACAATCTGCAGCTTCACGCTGTCCTGTGTGATGCTGGTCACGGTGCCTTTGCCGCTGATCAGCAGCCTGTTGTCAATGAAGAGCTGACAATCTTCGTAGTCGGGCAGTTGCTTGCCTACCTCGAAGCGTGACACGTTGCGGAAGAACCGTCTGTTCTCTGGTATCGCCATGGGGAACGTAATCTGGTAGGTGTAGCTCCCACTGTCCTGCACGTACTGGTTGGCATACGTTATCTTGATGTTGTTCTTCACCTCCGGGTAAGCCACGGAGCCGTTGATGATACATTTTATCATGTTGATTGCGGTTTATGTTGTTTATCGGTTTTTGATCCGCTCCCACCTGCGCCATTCGCGGTCGAGTTGCTCCATGGATACGACGGCAGGCTTCGGGTCTTCCAGGTAGTCGGTGAGCTTCTCGACGGTGCCGTTCATTCCTTTAAGTGACTCTTGCAGCTCCGTGTTGTCCACCTGCACGTTGATGACCGGAGCTATCACAGATGCCGCAGCGGGTCCTCCCATGACGTTCGTCACGTCCTTTCCTGTCAGCGAACCTATAGAGTTGTTGCGCTGCGCATGGTCTAAGAGGGAGAACAACGGCTGCAGATTCCTGTTGTTCACCGCCTCATGATTGGCGACGAACTCACCCTGATGGACGACACCAGCTTCTTTTTTATAATCTTTACCGCCGGTGAAGCCGCCTTGGTAATATCCTGCTTCCTCTGCCTGGTGCTGTTTCTTGATAGCTGCAATCTGTATCATGCCCGCTGCCGTTGCCATGGCAGCAGCTATCGGACCGAGAATCCAGCTGACTTTCGAAGCCGAGGCATAGGCGTTGATGGCAGCCATGGCTGTGCTGGCAATGGCTTGTGCAATCTCGATCTTCATCTGCTTCTTGTTGTATTTCGATTTTATGGCAGCCATTTCCTTCTGCTTCTTCTCCTCCAGTTTCTTGCGCTTCTTCTCGTTGTTGCCAGCTTTCTCTATCTCCTTGTCATACTTAGCCGCCGTGACGTTCTGCTCATACTGCGACTGAGCGGCATAGTAGGACGATGCCGCCTGCATGACCTGGTTGACAGAGTCGTAGGCAGTCTGCACCTGTGAGACCATATTGGTCAGGAACTCCGCCGTCACCTCCGCTTTGGCTTGCTGATAGGCGGCATGGTTCTCTTTGTCTTCCCCATACAACTCTTTCAGCTTTGCCATCGTATCCCGGTAATTGGTAATCAACCCGACAAACGGATTGTTTGTGAAGGATAGCCCTTGCGACGGGTCATAGCCATCTTGATTGCCCTCTTTCGCCTTATTGATCATTGATGAAACCTTTTCATCAAACTTAGCTTGTTTGGAATCTTGCCCTTGCTGAAGAGCGGCGTAATACTCATGTACCTTGTCGATGAGCTCCTGCAGCTCTTCCTTTGTCATCTCCCCAGTCTTGACAAGCTCCTGATACATGTTGTTGATGCCGAGTATAGCAGCATTCTCTTGTGCTTTAAAGTCTTGCATACCGAATTGTTCCCGGTAGTGCTGCAGCCTTTCTATGTACTTCTCGTGCAGGTCGCTCTGATGCTGAAGGCTACGCTCTGTCAATTCTGACTGGATGTCAAAGTATTCCTGTGTACCTTTACCTGTCACAGCTAATCTTTGCCTCAGTCCTTCCATCTCTATCTGGAACAGTCTTTCGTTCAGGAGATCTTCATTTTGGTAAGCGACTGAAGACCTGTCGTTGAAGTCAACTTTAGCTGCAGCCTTCTCCAATGCCGTCCGCCTGCGTATCTCGCTGAGCTGTGCCTTGGTTATCTCCTGCTCGTACTTAAGAATTTCATCTGCTTTTTTCTTTTCTATCTCCCCTGTCTCCTGTCCGAATTTCTTGGCAACGGCAATCTGCCTGTCATATCCCTCCAGTGTCAGCTGATGGTGATTATCCAGATAAGACAAGTAATCCACATCACCCTGAGCGTAAGCCATTGTATTAAGGGCTAGCATTTGAGCGTTGTGCGCTTTTGCGGCATCCATCTCTTTCTTGTAGGCTTTCCTCTGCTCAGCATCGAGCTTCTTACGTGCAGTTTCCGCTTTGGGGGAGCCTGATGAGCCGCCTTTCCCTTTGTTGCTGCTTCCGGTGTATGTTCCTCCCCCACCTCCAGTTCTTACTGTTGGTGTAGTGGGTGAGGTCAGCAGGCTGCCCCCTCCATTCAATTTAACTTGCTTTTCTAGGAACTCCGTATTTTTCTGATTGATTCTGAGAATGGTCTGCTCTTGCTCGATACGCTTAGTATTGTATTTTTCCAGATTTTGCAAATGTTCAATCTGCCTACCTTCTTCCCTGGTAATGCTTTTGACAAATTTTCCGTCCCGGTTCACGATGGAATAAGTACCACCGTAGCCATTGTATTGAAGTTGGTTACCATCAACCAAACCTTTCTGTGCAAGTTGCTTGTCTACCCATTTTTGGTTGTCTCTTCGCCCCTGCAGCAGTTGTTCATGGCCGAGCGAGTTCTCCTGGATCTCCGTCATCTTATTAAATGCAGCACGTGCACGAGCAGCCCTAATAAGATTAGTGATATATCCGTCCAATGCGGATGTATTGCTGTTGATGAGCCTGTTTTCAGCTGTAAGTTGACCATGATATTCTGGTACGATTTTCTTGATTTCAGCCAACGCCTTTTTGCGATCTTCGAGTTTAGCCTTGTTATCCTCCAGTGTCTTCCGTAGCTGTTTGAATCTTGACAACTCTTCTGCAACACTCTTATTAGCTTCTTCATTGACACTCTTCATTACTTGTTGCTGAAGTACGAATTCGTTCGTAGCATCTTTGGCTTTCTTAGCCGCTTCGGCATTCTCATTCATCCTCGATGTTATCTCATATATTGCTACACCGACAGTAAGTAGAACTGTCGCCAGCGCCGTCCATGGATTGGTAAGGCTTGCCATCTTTGCCGCTCTGAGTGCAACAGTATATGCCTGCACTCCTTTCGTGAGAAGTGTCCATGTTAATTGCAAGGCAAGTAGCACATTTCTTGTGAACATAGCAGCCGCGGCAAATGCTTTCTCGACCGCTAACGCACTCTTCTGGACAGCCGTCCTCATGGCGAGAAGTGCCGTCTCTGCTTTCAGGGCGATGGTCTGCGCTTTCCATATAGCTGTGAGCATGGCTATATATGTAGCATATCGCAGGACTGCTTTCCCGTTTTCACCTAAAAACGTAGTAATAGCCAAGAGCGTCTTTACCAATAGTCCTCCGGCACTGATCGTATATGTGACAACCGGCTTCAGGCGTTCACCCAGTTCCACAGAAAGCTCATGGAAGGCATTCTTCGCCTTATCCAACTCTGCCTCTGCAGTGTTGTTCATGACGTTGTATTCCTCCGTCACGCTCTTAGCCTCTCTGTAGGCTTGTGTTGCCAGTTGCTGACGTGCTCTGACATCATCAATCTTGTCGGCAAGGGTGGAGAGGACTCCTACGGCGCGGCTGCCATCCAGTCCCATGTCGTCGAGCATCTTCATCATCGTTTGAGGATCAGCACGTTTCAGACTGTCTGCCAGTGCGAGGACGGCACCGTTGGCATCAGTCTTCACAAGGTCAGCGAACTTCTTTACATCCATGCCGGCAATCTTGGCGAACTTCGCCGTGTCAGTCTGCATCTTGACCAACATATTGCCGAAGGCTGTAGCCGCCATCTCGTCACGCAACAGGTTCTCGTCCATGACGGCACCGAAGCCCATGATCTGCGCCTGTGTCAGCCCCATCTGCTTACCAAAGCCGGCAACGCGTGCCGTGAAGTCGACGAGGTAGCCTGCGTTGGCACTGGAGTTTTGTGCCAGCTCGTTGACAGCAGAACCCGTTGCCAGCATGGCACCGCGCAGTCCCATCTTGTCATCCTCGCCGAAAGCCATAGCCAGTTTACCGATGCTGTCAATGGCACCTTCACCAAGGTCATCTCCGAGAGCCACCTTAATCATGTTGCCTGCTTCGACGAATTCTAAGATGTCTTTCTTGGAGGTCTTACCAAGACGACCTGCGGCGCCAGCTAACTCGTTGAGTTCCTCTCGGCTGGTGCGGGTATCCATTTTCTTCAGTTCCTCATTGAGGTCTCTGACGGCAGCTTCAGTCATGCCGGTATATTTGCGGGTGTCCGCCATTGCCTCTTCCATCTTGGCGTAGTCAGCAACGGAGTTGCGTACGGTCTGGCTGATACCTGTGATGGATTGGAACAGTATTAAGACACCACCCCAAGAATCGTTCAGGAACTTAAAGAATCGTGAAAAAATACTCTTAGACTGCACAGTCGCTGCAGTATATTCGTTCATTTCCCGCTTGGCTGCTTTAATTCTCTCAGCCAAGGCGTTCCATTCTTTAGAGTTCTTAGTTACGCTTCCATCCCGCATCAGGCGGTTAAGGCTCCTTACTTCTGCCTGAAGTTCTTTGTAGTTTTTTTGTGATAGGTCGTCCATGGCTTTAGAAAGCCCTTTGACGTGTTTTTCTTCTTTTTTCAATGCGTCGGTAACTACTTTTAGCTTCCGTTCTGCCGCTGCAATTTGTTCCTTTGTTGCACCCGAATCTTTTTTCTTTAGTTTTATGACTTCTTCTGTGGCAGCCTTGACTTCACGTTCAAGTTGCTTAACGCTGGCTTCTGCTTTTTGCTTATTGACCTCGATGACAGCCTGGAATCTCTCTGTATTTGCCATAAATAAAAAACGGTATATTTGATTTTTTGCAAATATACCGTTATAGGATTCATATTGAAAATACAGCTATTTCCCATATATCATCGACTTTCGCCACGCTTTATACTCCTGATTGAATAGTTCAAAGACTTTGTCAACTTTATCTTCTAGTTCCTCCTTCGAATTCGCTTCAAGATACTCTTCCCTTTTTAATATATCGCAACGTACCTGGGCTGTATATTGATTGTATTCTCTAAGATGGTGAGCCCAGAGCACCCGGCTACGGAACATGCTGTCTGACATATTGCGCAGGCGTATACGCTGCACTCCTTCAGGCAACGAAGATCCGTCAGAGAATACATTGCCGATTCCCTTCCCTGCCTGTATTAGCAGCCATATTATAGCTACAGGCACTATCAGCATCCAAATATCTGTCGGTACGAAGAACATAGTTGTATCATTTTAGATTCTAAGAAGTGCCCCGGCGCAGGTTCATGCGCTACGGGGCTGTGCGCCCGCAGGCGAACGAGCGACTTTTGTCAACAGGGGAGTTACACCCTCGCCTTATATTTCTATCGTATCTGCAGCCCTGCGTATGCGGTCTGCAAGGTCGCAAAGTGCAGCTCTGAACTGCATGCGCTCTTCAAGATTGAATTCTGTCGGTTTCCCATTTCCGTCGATTCCCTTCATCTTGTTGTAGAACCATGAAGCAGACTTGTCGAAATATGTTCGTGCAAGATTGCCCCAGGTGATGGCATCGAAGATATCGTCCATCTGCTGGTACATTGTCATACGTTTTGTTTTGGTTGCTGTTGTTTCCATATTGCTGTTTGTTTTAGAAGCCCCGCCCGCTTTGGAGCGGGGCTTGTTTGTTAATCGTAAATCATTTCTTCAAAGAGGATTATTGCGTATCTTCGCAATTCCTTGCTTTTGTTGTGATAGGAACTTTTGTAATTCCTGATTGCCTCAATGAGGTCATTTTCTTGTTCTGTGATTTCTTTCTTCATTTTTGTAACTCTTTATTTTTGACACTACAAAGATAGTGTAAAAAATTACACTATCCAAATTTTTAGTGCAAAAAATTACACTAAATCTAAACTTTAACTTTCGTTTACAAAAATAAGCCCCGATGTTCACGCATCAGGACTTCTTGATTAAAAAGGTCAAGGGGTGCCTTTAACAAATCAAGGGGTGCCTTTAACAAAAAAAAAGTCCCGCGCTTCACAGCGCAGGACTTCAAATTCTTATTATCAATAACAAAATGACCTTCTACTTTCAGCCAGGGCGTCTTCGCCGGATCCAGAGGATAATCATGGCAGTCACTGCTATTACGGCGGCTATCGTAGCACCAATCATTATCTTACCGTAATCACAGCAGAACTTCTGCCATTTGTTTAGCGGTTCCTTCTCCGGATATGGTACGGGGATGGAGTCCCCTTTGATATATACAATGGATGTTGTTTTCTCACCTTGTGACTTCTCCTTCTTACGTTTGTCGCGCTCTATGAGCCATGCTTTCTCCTGCTGCAGGTTCTTGACCTTGATGCCGAGGGCAGCCAGTTCCGTGCTATCTACTTCACGGATGACTGTGGAGACCTCATTCCAGACAGAATCTACCTGACGAATGGTATCATGGATATTTTTAAATTCAGTGTGAGTCTGCCTGATGGGGACATACTCAGTATGCTTGCACGAGCACATGACGCATAGCAATCCGAGCACTGCCAGCAGGTAAAGTCCTATCAGCCTGTATCCTTTCATACCTTTTTTCTGGTGATGTTAATGTAGATGTTACCTTTTGCGCCGCGCATGATATTGTACAGCTTCTCATAAGCCTGCTGGCTGTTCGTCACTTGTCCCTTGATGGTATTGTAGCCGACGATCAGACAACCGGCACTGTTCCGCTCGGTCCTGCCGATATGAATCAGGATACCTTCGTAGGCAGGGACGTCAAGCAGGCGTGGCACTCGTCCACCGCAGAACTTCATGTAGTAGGGCTTCAGCGAAAACTTCGGGCTGACAATGCCTAACGTCACCTTGTAGGTGCCGGTAGGGATGGCAGTCTGCGACTTCACCTTACGCTTCTGCAGCTCTGCCAGCGGCATATTCTTATCCAGTCCGCGGTCTGTGTCCTCTATGGTGTCACAGACATACTTGCCATCGACATACAGATGCCCGATGCAATAGGTGGCGCAGTTGTATGCGCGAATCAAATCTACGGTCATTGCTCTACCTCCTTATTATCATTTATTATTATACTTGTGTCACCCTTTTGAAACTTGACTTTCAAACCCAGCTCCACGGCACGGAAGCCATAGAGCAAGGTGGGGAACAGCAAAAGTTCTCCGACGGCTTTCAATACGGAGCCGTCAATGACCCCGGTCGGTGGGACGAGGAAACCGCCGACAATCAGCCCCACCGAAACGAAAAAGCAGATGGCTGCCACACCGCGGCTCAACCAGTGCTTTCCACATTTGTTTTTTAGATCTTTTGCACTCATGGTATCATATATTTAGACCAATCTACTTTCTCTTTCTCTTCTCTGCCATTGGCGAGACACTGACAGAGATGTTCGTGTACGGACAATGCAAAAGAGACGACTTCATCAGCATCAGCGAACTGATACATGATATAGTCGTCGTCAGTGCCGAGCTTCATAGTCGGCAGTGTGGCATCTTTATTGCCTATTGCGTTGGTATAAGCGAAGCTGATATCTCTCTGGTTCTCGGCTGAGAGCCAGACAGTGCGTCCCTTGTACCTCATGCCATGCAGGATGGCTTCTTTGACATTTTCGTTTATCTGGTCAAGAATCAGTTTCTTGACCTCGCTCTCCGATGGGATATGCTCAACTTCTTCGACGAAGACAAAGCCTTGTCCATCTTCCTCGACGTATCCATAGCATATCTCCCATCGTCTACGACCTATTTGGGTGATGCCGTCTCTTCTTTCAGAAGCTCCGATTTTCTTCATATCTCAGAGATTTTAATTCTCTGCAAAGATATGAATCAGACCGGCAACTTGAAAATACTAAGAAAAAGTTGCTTCTAAGTAAATCTATATTTGACCTTATTGCCGTCGAAGACCTCTCTTTCTATGACGGTCTCGAACGGGAATCCGTCTTCTATGTCACTGATTTGGTCAAGGATATTCTTCATTTCCTCACTTGCCGTGAAGAATTTCCCCCAGATCTTCTCGGCGGGATTGAAGAAACTTACCAAATATCGGCCTTCTCCTTGTGATGTTTTGATACCGGCTTCATAGTCGTGTATCTCAAGTTTCTCCCTGACGAGGTCTCCAAGACGCATCGTCTTGCCTGGAAAGCGTTTCTTTCCGTCTGCAGGGGTGTATACTACCCCCATCTCACTAAACTTTTTCATACGTTGTCCTGTTAATATATGGTATAGATGTTTACAGTCGGCGTGGACAGCCATCCCCTTGAAGGAGCCTATAATCTGCTGCCGGCGTTTGCGACTCTTTACTTTCGCCAGCTTCCTTGCAGCATTTTGTTTCGTCCGCTTGCGTAGAAGAGAATGGGAGCCGTAATGGATGTAGCCCAGGTAATCCAATCCTTCAGTTATTGGCCGCACGGCTTCTGACGGCTTCACCTTCAGCCCTATCCGTGCCATCGCTGCCACATGGATATTCCTTAACTCCCATAATTCTTTCTTTGTTCCGGCAAGCATCACCGTGTCATCGCAATACCTGTAATATAGGTAGTGCGTCTCACCGTCTTTCTCATAGCTCTTGACGTGCTCCAGCATCTCCTTGTCGACTTCATTTAGATAGAGGTTGGCAAAACACTGGGAGGAGCGAAGTCCCTTGGATAATCCGGAAGGCAACAAGGTAATAAAGTTGTCCAGCATCTGCAGCAGGACAGCATCTTTAACATATTCTCTGATGACCTTCTTCATCCTTTCCTGACTTATACAGTCATAATAATGGTGTATGTCATTTTGATAATAGTAAAGAGATTGTTCCGGCGCATTGCTGATGTCATCCTCGACGATGTGGTGGAGCCAGTGCATGCCTCGTCCCTTGATGGACGCTGCCGAGTTCTTGATGAGCGTGGGGTATGTGTACTTCTCTACCACGACCATGATGGCATGGATTCCGATTCGCTTCACCACAGTAGGAGCTTGCACGTCACGCTCTTTGGGTCCGTCGACGACATGGATGTTCTTGACGTCTTCTTTCCCTATCCGGAAAGAGCCTTCACCGATTTCTTTCTGCAGCTGCCGTACAATTGTTTCACGGTAAGGGAAGTATTTCTCTCTTTGTTTTACATGTTCGAGGTGACCGACGAGGTAGTCGAAACTCTCGAACATATTCTCATCACTGACAATCTCAGGTATGAGGTTGTCAAGCGGAATTTGATTTGTCATAGCCTTCAGGACTTCATGTTATGTTCCGGCTTTCCAATTCTCTCCATTTCTTCAGCACTGGAAAGGTTGCTGTTGCCGAGGCTCAATCCTCTCATCCATGACTGGCGGTATCACCATGACAGAGGGACGATAGTCCACTGCTTTTGCAGCGGCAAGTCAAGATTGTAAGGCGCGCGCCGATAGTCGTGTTCGAGTTCGAAGAATCGTTATTCGCGTTGCAGTACACGACACCGTTGTTCGAGTTCGTGCTATTGCCAGAGCGAAGGAGACAACGCCCACTGAGGATCTCTACCTGCTTTATGCGAGGGCAAAGGTAAAGCAAAAACCCGAAACCTCCAAGAGATTCCGGGATTTATGTGGAGCGGAGAGTGAGCAGCCTCCTGACGTCGGCTCTCACTCTGACGCTTTGCGTTAATCGACCACTTCGATGTCGCCCTTGAAGGCAAGGCGCGCGCCGATAGACGTGAACGAGCTCGAAGAATCGTTATTCGCGTTGCAGTACACGACACCGCTGTACGAGTTCGTGCTAACGCCAGAGCGAAGGAGACAACGCCCCGTCTGAGCCTGGTAATACCAAGCATCACAATAGAAGGTATTGTATGCATTATTGGCATATGCCTTACTCGGCACCACGTCGCAATAGCGACCGTGTCTCATGCGGGCTATGTTGATACCATTCACGCCGCTGTTCAATCCCTGGACCTTACGTTCTGTACCATCCGGCATGTGGATGTGCCAGATACCATTGACGGTACTTCCGGCAGGTGCCACTCCATGGTTCTTGTAGTATGCATTCCAGCTGGGCACGTTGATAACGGCTCCGTCCATCCATTCCGTGACGTTGCCCCACAAATCTTCGAAGCCCATGGTGCGCGGTCTTCCCGTTTTCGTCTCGCGGAGTGGTGACGGCTCCAAGGTGTTGTTGGTACCGCCTGTGACTGAGCCTTCACCGGTACCCGCTCCGTTGACACTCTGCGAATTCCTTCTTCCATGGATAGCCATCCACAGGTTGGCGATATCCTTGTGTGTCTCGTAGTCGACTATCTGATAGCCTTTCCCTCGGCATTTCGCCAGGTTCTGCCAGTCCTTACAGGTCAGGTTGAGTTCCGTGATGCTTGCAGGAGCACCTACGGTCAGGTCACCGTTGGCATCATATTGCCACCAGTTAGATGTAGCAGAGGTTCCAGTTCCTCTTCTCGGCGTTACGCCGGAGATACTGCGCAGTCTTACTTGACCGTCCACATACCCCTTATACACCCCTACCAACTCGAACTTGTGTTCTACCCAGTCGGGCTCAATCGCCTCCAGCTGTTCGCTGTCCACGGCGATGGCCTCCAGGTCGTCGAAGCCGTTCGGGGCTGTGAAGACAAAGGCTGCTGCTCCCTCCGGGACGTTGATGAAGACGTATTCACCAGGCACGAAGTCTGTCTGGGCGTGTGTGATGAAGGTGTATGCCGTACTCAGGATGTTGTCATCAGCATCGAGGAAGACACCGCCGAGGGTGTTGCTGTTCACACCTGGCCACCTCACTTGCTTCATGCCGGCTACGGAGATACGATAGACGCTGTTGGAACCGTTCGTCACGAGGTTTTCCCTGTCGAAAGGTTCTCCGACTGTCATATTTGACAGCTGTACGACCTTGTTGCTGAAGGCGAGCAGGTTGTCCAAGGTATCACGGATGACGGCAGAAGCTGAGCTCCGTGGAACATTCTCATCTGTTGAGAATGCAATGTATTTTTTGTTTGTTTGGTGGCTGTTGATACCCTTGTACCAATAGTGCGGAATACCCACGAAGAGGTCATATCCTTCACCGTTGGTATCTGTGATGTCAAGAGCTTCGCCGTTCTGCAGCTTCCACAAGTCTTGGTCATCGACCTGATTGATCTCCATCTTCTTAGTCGTGCCGTTGAACTTGCCCTTATAGACATGCAGCCTGGACTTTATCATGTTGATATGCCCGGAGGGGATATAGCCATCACCGACACCATCTACGGTGTTATTCTCCAAATTGGTGATGTTTCCGTCATACTCCAGCGTGTCATCTATCTGAATCATCGTCATCTGATTGTTATACAGCGTAAGCGGTGACGGATGACGGAAGTATGTCTTGAAGGTCTGCATGGTGGCGTCGTCCACCAGGTTCCGGAGAGTCCAGATACCAACAAGACCTGAGCACTGCCCTGTCTCGTCGTAGGCAACCCCGTTGGCATCGATACCTGTAGCGCCGGCATCCACCAATGCCTGCAGCACGCTGCTGTTGGTCTGGATGTTAAGGCCTGTCAGGCGTATCTTGGTGATGACGGCATTGGCAGCTGTTGCTGCTTCCATCAGTGCCGCCTTGTCGATCAGCGGACAGTTGTCTACCACCAGTCTGCTGATTTTGCTCATACCCTCGAAAGTCATGCCACCAGGGTATGTCAGGCTGTTCAGGTTCTTCAGCCGGAGGTCGCTGATTGTAGCCGGCAGCTCCAAGGTCTCTATCGGTGCCGTCTCCGCAAGTGTCACGCTCTGCAGGCGAGAACCGGCAGCGAGAAGCGTCTCCAGACGCGGGCACATGCTTGCATCGACGCGTGTTATCATCGTGTCACGTACACGCAGTTCCTGCAGGAACGGCAGGTCACCCAGTGACAACACTGTCAATGGGCTGTACGAGCCTATTCCCATCGTCGTGTGCCCCGTGTCGCCGATGACGATTTTCTTTGCCATCTTGAAGACAGAGAAGTTCGCCGTGTCACTGAGGCTGACGGAGTCGAAGTCTATCTCTGCTATACGGTCGCACTGGTAGATATACAACAGTGCTCCTTCAATGCTGGTACCGTCACCGCGCATGAAGCCGGTGAAGCGATGGCTTTCACCCGCTTCGAGATAGACGCTCTCCTTCAGATCACCGCTAGAGTCGATGCCCAGTCCGAAGTAACCTGTCTTGGCAGCCTTGATGGTGATGCCTGCTCCTGTCGCCGCGTTGATACGAGCTGAGAACACGTTCGTGAAGAACAGTCCTGTCTTATAGAAGCCGTCACGGATGCGGAATCTCTTTTGGATAAAACTCGGAATGGAGGTCAGACGCAAGCCGTGCAGGGCGTAGAAGTATATTGCATCGGCAGTAGGCGTGAAGCGAATGTACTTATTCTCTCCGTCGAAAGAAGACACCGTCTTCTGCCACTTACGGCAGATGTTATCCATGAAGAAATGCATCGCTCCCTCCGGAGAGAAAGGCACGAGGGTAATTCCGTCCACAGTCGTCTGTGTGGCGCGCATCGCTGCCACTACCGTTTGCATGCTTATCTCGGTGTCTTGGCTGTCGAGTACTGTCTGCTGCTGGTAGATGTTGTTCCACAACACGCTTCCCCAACCTGCATACGGGTTGGTATAACCAGTTTCTTGGTCACTGGGCTTGTTGGGGTCAACCTCAGGGTCGACACTCTCTTCGCCGTCATTGTCCTTGCCGAGCAGTCCGTCAGCATCATACACCTTGTTGGGGTACATCAGCAGGGCTGGTCGGTACTCTTCAATCAATTCTTGATATGTCCTGGTATCAGGTAAGTGGCTATCTCCAAGGTCCGGATCATAATATGTGCCGTTCTCTACCCTATGCCCATCGTCCAGGAAGAACATCGGCTGCATGTTCTTGGCTTGCTGATCCACGGCAGCGAGATAGTCTGTGAAGGCATTGTACGTGAACAAGGATCGAGGGTTGGCGAAATATCGGAGGTTGTACTTCCAGATATTCTTGAAGTCTTCTACTTTACTATAATCGCAGGAATTACAGAATCGGAGGAAGGCATATAGGTTGTACGGAACTTTTCGCCCCATAGCAAGGTCTATCTGCAATTGGTCATTGTCGACCATACACTCGAAGAACTGCGTCCATGCAGGGAAGGTGTCTGCACTGACATCACCGCTGTCCACGAGCTTCTGCACCCATGCGGAAGTAGCACTTACCGGTGCCATCATGTCGGCAACAGAACTTACCCCCATGAACCAGTCCATGCCGGTGTAGGCGAGTAGTTCAAATCCGTCCACAGGATTGAGCACGTCCCCTGTCACTATCCATTCTCCGTTGACCTGCTTCATGGAGCCGGTGGTGTTGGTCCATGCTCCATTGCGATACCTCATGAAGCGGTAGGAGCTGCCGCAATACAGGGACAGCAGATACACCTTCGACGTGTCGAGGTTGGCTTCCGCTTTGAAGCGTGTCTCAATATCGTTGAGCGTTTCACCACTGACACCGAAGTATTCGATGAAGTCCTCATCCTGGTAGTTCAGGCAGCCGAGGTTATATCCCGGCGTGTCCTTGAATCCTAGTGCTACCTGTTCTCCCTTATCTTCCTTCCAGTTGCCCTTGGCATAGAAAGAGAGGTTCGCACCCGTTCCGTCCGGATCGCGATACATGGCCACTGGGTGATTGGCGGTAGAATGGTTCAGCTGCAGCCCGGTCAGATGGATGTCGCCGAGTTCCCACGTCCCGTCGTAGTAACGCTGTGCAGGTGTCATATACTGGTCACCCAATGTCCGGTAGGCAGCATTCATCATGTTGCAGGCACCGCAGTCGTTGGCATTGCTGCTGTCTGAATAGTCTACCTTCACGGTGATGACATCGACGGGGATCGTGTTCTCCCCTACCCTGATTTTGTTTTTCGCCATCAGGGCAGCTGCTTCATCCCACAGTGCTCCGTCGTAGCCCATGTCAACGATCTCCGCTCTTGTGTGCAGAGGTTTGACGAGACAGACATTGCCGTAGGTGACGCCGTCCACTACGTATGTCGTGTCGGCGCTGTTCTTGCTTTTGCGGGCGAAGTTGTACCTGGCGTTCTTGACAGGACGCTTGGCGGAGGTCGTACCCTGGTTGCGCCGGCGTACGTTGTACGCGATAAAGTCTCTCCATGGGCGTGACGGGTCACGATAGGTCAACGTGATGAAGTTGTTGTCCTTCGTCGATGTCGTATTGTCCAGTGCCGTGACATCGCTGCCGTTGAAGGGACTCTCGATAATATACGGCATGCCTCTTGCAGCCAGCTTGACAAGGACAGGACCTGCCGACGTAGAACCTTCATAGACATCCTCGAAGTTGTATTCTTCAATCATGACATCCGTGTCGGTGAGCTTCACCAGGTAGTTGTAGAACTCCTGCTGCCACTCTAACGGCTGCTGCCATGCTATCATATAATATAGGTAGAAGTCACCAGAGGTGCCGTCGAACTTGATATTGGAAGGCTGCAGCAGGCTGGAACCGCCGGGGACATAGCCGAGACATCCGGCTTCGTCACCGTTGAGGAACAATTTGACAAGAGAGTATCGTACGCCATCTCGCTCTACATAGGTTGCGCCAGGTTCTACTACGATACCTACCGTGACCTTTGTCGCAGTAGGATAGTTGCGGACCACCTGCGGCCGGTTGCCTCCAACACAGCTTATCACTATCTTCTCACCTGTGATATAGAATCCGGCTCCGGAGTTTGCATCATAGCACTCCATCAGGTGTGCCTCTTTGTCGATGACGTTGTTTGTAGCAAACTGGAATAGCAGGGCTAAGCCGTTGGTCTCAACGGAAGAGTCCGCAAAAGGCGTATGGTTGAGTCCGCCTTTGACGTTCTCCTTCACAGCCATGGCGTTAGCGCCGAGGAACTTCTGAAAACCGTTACTTGAATAGTTGGCTCCCTTCAGTGTGATCTGGTATTCGCCATTCAGACCGCTGATGATGGAATGGTCTCCGCTCTCGCTGTTGCTCCGGTTGGCAAAGTCAAAGTTGTAGATGGCACCTTCTGTCAGTGCCGCATCGATGACGCTACCGCTGACAACCAGCTCAACGGTACCGCTCTCTGCGCTGCCGCTGACAGCCTGGTAGACAAGTGCCGTCCCTTCAGTGACGCCTTTCACCTGCATGGTGACGACCTCTACCCTGTTGCGGTTGACGTTCATGGAGGTTACTGTCTCTCCGTTCTCTTTCAGTTGTACTGCCGTATCCGGATTGCCTGGCGAATAGGCTGCAACCTCTATCTGGACACTGTCGTACAGGCGTACAGTACCATTATTCTTGTCATTGTAGCGTATGGCAAGGACAGGAGCCGTACTCTCCGGGTCAATCACCATCAACGTAGAGTAGATGATGTTGCCTTTTACCCCGCTGGCGTTGTCCGTGCCCTGGATCCTGATTAAGTATGCTCCGTGTGTCAGCTGCACTCCGGCGACGTTGGATGGGTTCACTGAGATGTTATGCGAGTATGTATCGCGGATATCTGCGGTACCGAGTGTCAGCCATGTCCCGTCAACAAGTATCTCAATCTTGGCAGTGATGCCTGCAGAGCCTTGGTAGTTGGGGAACTTGTACATGGGTAGCGACTTCACGCTGTCATTCGTGAAGACGACGCTGGAAGAGGTGTAGTTGAGTGTCTGGGTGCTCTCTACCGTCACGTCCACGGCTACGACGGTGATGGTACGAGTTGCACGGTCTCCTGCTGAGTCGTAGGCAATCAGCTGCAGTCTCCTGTTGCTTGGTGCCGTAAAGAATGATGACAGGTCAAAGGAGAAGGAGTAGTCTGCCGGGTTGACAGATGAAGCCTTATTGAGATTGGGGTTGGTATAGAGCACCTGTGAGGTGTCACGGTCGACGATGTCAACCCTTTCTATCGTCTCCGACGTCTGACTGCTGCCCTCCGTCATCACACTGCGGATAGAGGCACGCAACACGAACTGACTTCCTGCTGCAGCATAGAAAGGTGAGTCCTGGAAGTTGATGGAGAACACTTTGCTTGTCGAGGAGCCGCTGCCGCCTTTCGGTACCAGGAAGGCATCTCCCAGCGGGTCTCCGTCGGCATTGACGAGCGCATAGGCAAGATAGTCTTCGTCAGAGCTCTCCACCTGCTGAGCCGTCACGGGCAGGTGCCTGTGGGCTCCACCGGTAGAGAAGGCGTCCTTGCCTCCATCTTCCGGCTCGTCGGAAGTCTCTACGGTACTGCCGCCACCGCCAAAGTCTTTCCAAAGATCCGTCGCGCCGAAATCAGCGATGTTGCCCTGGAACTGCTTCGTCTCCATGATATTCTCTCCTGTGATATAGGAGATAATCAGACCGGTCTTGCGGTATGTCACGCCTGAAGACTCCTCGTAGGCTATCAGCCGGGCAACAGCTGTCTCCAGCGTATAGTAGCTGCCTGCTGTCGGAGCGCCTATCAGTCCGTTGATGATGATGTAGGTCTCGCTGCCGGCGGCAAGGGAGCCAAAGTCTTTCCAGTTCTCGGTGTTGAGCCAGTTTTGCTCAGTCACCGTCTTGCCGACGTACTGATAGGTCTTCCAGATTCCCGCTGAAAGTTCGAAGGAGAGGATAAGACCGCTGACAGCCTTCTCTGCACTCCATGCCGCATGGACGGCACTCATATTTGTATTTTGGGGATCAAATAATACGTAATAACCTTGAATAGGCTTTTCTATCGTCGCGTTGAAGATACTTGCCGGAACATTCTTAGGTGCAATCGCCACCATGTTGCCCTCTTTCCAGACGTAAGGTATGTTGTTCTCTCGATCAATGTAGACATACTCTTCAGACGGAGTCTCCTCCACCAGGAGGATGTCATCTAGAAGGACGGAGACGTACAGCTTCTTCTGCGCGTAGTTCCAGACATGGACACCGGGCTTGCTGATGGAGTCCTTGACGATACCTGGCTGCTCATTGGTCCAGATGCTGATCATGATGACGTTGTCAGCATCCTCTATCATTTTCTTGACTTGTGGAGTCAGATGCCCTGCGCCTACGGCTTCAGCTGCTATCTTACTGCTGGTCACGGCATCGTCTTCAATGTGGTTGGTACCGACAGCCTCATTGGCAATCTTTTCGCCGGTCACTGCTCCGGCAGCTATTTTCTGATTTGTCACGGAGCCATCGCCTTCCAAGGCAGATAGCCTGCTGTTGATGGTCGTCAGCAGCCCTGTCAGCGTCTCGTCGTCTGTGACGCCCTTCAGGAAGTCTATGACTTCGTTGAAATTTTCTATAGCTGACGTGACATCACCTTCCATCAACGTTGACAAGGCGTTTTCGAGTGCCTGCAGACGAGTGATGATGGCTGCATCTGCATCACCCCTCGATGTGGATTCATTTTGGAGCTGTGTCCGCAGATTCGATATCGCCGTATTGATTTCCGCGATGCCCAACTCGTCGACGCGAGTCTCCAAGGTTCCCACGCGCCTTTCAAGGGCTTCGATGTCCTCCATCGTCTCGCTAGTGATAAGGTTCTCAGCCAAATAGTTCAACACTGCCGCGACCATCCTATTGGTCACGCTGCCTGGTTCCGTTGCATCATTGATCTGCTCGATGATGCCAATGATGGTTTCTTTAGACTCTGCCATATATATATGTATTAATGTTCGACAAATTTAGCACCGAGATGGGGCGATTGAAAATACAGCCTAGAATGTCAAGGCGTGCGTTATGTCGGTGCCGTCCTCGCCCTGCAGACGGAAATTCCCGAACATTGCTTGCACGACATTGGAAAGTGTCCCCATGTAAGCCTCTCCATAGAGGTTACGCTCCACCTCAGACAAGACCTCGATACTGCTCAGGTATCGCGGAAGCCACCACTCCCTTTTCTTGCGGGGCTTGCCAAGCTTGTGTGCCTTACGGTACTTCTTATCGAGAAAATGCAGTCCGTTTTCGTCGTCCTTGCCGCTGTTGCCCCGTCGATAGCCTTTGCCGGTACCGCGACCTACGAAGATGCCATACAGGAGAAACTGGTGGGCAATGGTAATTTGCCCGCTGAGATCGGTTTCTTGGTGTGACAGCGAACGAAGGAGGTTGCCTGTCCTGACGATTCCCAGGCGCAAGATATTCTCCGTCCATATCTTCACCATCATCTCCGACCAGCTTTTCTCCCACTTCCGGATGTCTTCTTCCGTCACCGGTCTTACTATCTTACGTCCACTGCTCATCGTCGTAGATTAAGTCAACTGGTTCCTGAACATAGAGGGTGAAGTGCAGCCCCGTCACTCCGGACAGGTAGTATCGCCCAATCTCCTGATTGGGTATGCTGTGCGTGTCAAAGTACATCTGCTTCTCGTCGTACAGATACTTGTCACGGATGATCTTCGACACGAACTGGCGGAACAGTTCCCTGCATAGCTCTAATTCTTTCTGCCGGCTCTGCATGTCGCCGTACTCATACGCGGACAGGAGAAAAATCGTATAAGCCCTGTTTTTCTGAAACCCGTATGCCCCGTCGGGAGACGACAGGTTGCCGGTATTGGTGTCGCTGATCGCAACGAAGCGGTCAGCATCCCTGTATTCCTCGAATATCCCTTCAAGGTTGTCAGGACCCGATATCGTCACCGGCTTGAAGCCGTTGGCGACAGCCAGTTTGTTGTGCAGTGCCATCGACCAGAAATAGGCAATGGCGTCAAAACTATTTTTTTCCATATTTTCGATCTATCTCTTCAGCTTCCTTGGCAGACGCATCCAGCTCGGCAAGAGCCGTCCAGGTGTCCACCTCGTCTCGGATATATTGTTCCTTCGTCACGTCGCCTTTCGTCAGCAGGCGCATCTGTGCCCTCATACTGGCGATGAGCGATTTCCTTGACACAGGTTCTGCTGCCGCACTTGCCGGCTTCAGGAAATTCGGAAACTCCCGGCTCAGCAGCTGTTTTGCCGCACCGAACCAGAGGAAGGCACCCATCAGCACTTCTTCCTTCAGCTCTTCCCCTTCATCATCCTCCGGCACGCGATACAGCACCCGTGCCATCCCCTGCAGGCAGCTTTCATCCCTGCTGAGCAGGAAGGACTGATAGTATCCTTCCAGTTCAAGGTAGTTCCCGAACGGCAGTTCCTGCAGCTCGAAGTCATAGGCATCGTACCCTTCTATCTCGATGCGGTCAGTCATCTCTTCCGGCTTGCACACGAAAGAGACAACCTGCATGCAGGACGGCAGTAGTTCCGGGGAGAGCAGGAACGTTTTTCCTGATGACCGCTCACGGCAGAGCCATCCTTCCGGCAGGTGCCTTGCCACCTCGACATGGGCGAAGTAGAGGAAGGCAGCCGTTGCCACCCTGTCCTCCCAGTCAGGAGCCTCGCCGTACAGCCACAGCAGCCTGATGACATGACGTAGCTGTTCCTGTGTAAGCTCCGACCAGGAAACCGGCACTGAGAATGCTATCTCCCTACATAAAGAAGAAGGTAGGGTCTTCTTTTCTGTTCTGGTATCTTTCCGCATGACGCTTTGCATATAGTCGTGATGATTTGTAGGTAGGATATGAGTCCGGGTAGGATTCTAGCTGCTCGACGATTACAGATACCATCAAGGCGTTTGGCTTCTGCCCTTCCTGCAGCGACACGAAGTGTCCGAAATAGTGAAGGCATTTCTCTACGACGATGATATCTGCGTTATCCAGGTTGCCAGACCTTGTCTTTTGCAGCAGCTCTTCCATATACTCCTCGCTTATTTCCCTCCGGAGGTTGGCATCAGCCACTATCGCCCTTGACCGTGCATTGATGAAGTTGGAGTAGGTATGCTGCATGGCGGCAAGGCTGTCGAAGTGTGAGTATCGCCACCACAGGGTAGGTATCTGCCTCTTGGCAGCCATACTGCTTCCCCATCCCTCGACAGTTATCATCTTGTCGATGATCTTCTCGGAGGTCTTTGCGAGTTCAAGGCTCAGTTCCTCTATGAGAGCATCGACACGAGCCTTGCTTGCCGGTGCCGTGCTCTCCGTGCTGACGATTCCGAACCCCGTCGCCGTCAGCACGACGTCCAGAGAGCGGCAGGTATGGATGAACGCGTCCAGGCATACGAAGCGGATGCACGCCTCTTTGAGGGCGTCATCTGCGACTATCCTGTCTTCATACGATTCCACTATATCTAAGATCAAGGCGTCGTAAGCCAGCGAGAACATTTCCGTCAGCCTGCCGTAGACGCTGGTGTTCCTTTCAGGCATCCGTGCAGCCGGCACATGGGTCTCGAATGTCGCCTTGTCTATCAGGGCAAGAAAATCAGTTTTCATCTTGTTGCTTGCTATTGTTGGTTGATACTTCTTTCGCATCCGTATTCTTGTCGAGGGTAGTCAGGAGAATGATGGGCACATCCGGATAGACCTTGTCCTCCCAGCTGTTGTAGTAGATGATCGTATTGTGCACAGTCATCATCATATCGTGTGGCAACGTCTCGAGCGCCTGCTTCATGGTGAAGAGCTCGCGCTTGTCAGAACCGGAGTTGTTCATCTGCGACTTGCCTGGTGTTGCTCCGGCAAGATTAGGATGGACATTGTCGGAGTAGGCGAGGACGTTGCTGGCTTCTGCCACGTCGTCGTTGTATTCGTTGCCGGCTTTCGACGTGTCCACCACGTTGATCTTTACGTAATGTTGTTCATCGCCGGTGGGCAGCAGCGTCTCGAATTCACTCCAGAACATCTTGTCGGAATTCTCTGAACCGCCGAGATATTTTTTCAGCTCCTCGATATACTCTGTCTTCAATTTATCAAAATCAGGCGTGGCGGGTGAAATTCCCTTCTGCCGTGCCCGGTCTTCCCAGAACTTTGTGTTGATCTCTACATGATAGCGTATGTTGTTGCCATTCTTCAGCTTTGCCTTCTTTGCCTTCGTCAGCAGGCTGTAGATATCGTACCATCCGTCACGGAGCGTTGCGCTCCAGTAGGGTATCGGATAATACTGACATCCCACCGTCGGTATTCGGCAGACGATGGCGAACTTGGTATATCGCAGGGGAGTCTTTTTGAAGATGCCAAGCACATCTTTCTCTTTCCCTGTACGTGCCAGCAGGTCACCCAGAGGGTCGTACTCGTCGAGCAAGGGGATGACTTCCACGTCTTCCGGATGGTCGTTGTGGTCCCAGTCGGCAAAGAAGACGTGTTGGATGCGTCCATTTTTATCTGCTTTCCCGAAGCGGATGTTGCAGGCATCCTTGTGCACCAGGCGCACAATCTTAGAGCGGTCACGTGACAGGATGACCACACAGACGCAGAAGAAGTAATACTTCAGGTCGGTGATCTGCTCTGCGAAGAAGCGCTTCAGGTTGTTGCGCATGAAGAACGTGCGTATGTCCTTGTCTGCTGTAGGCAGGGGCTTTTTCTCATTCCTCGTGGCGATGTCTATATACTCCAGTCCTCTGCCGTAGCAGGTCAGCATGTTAAAGAACTTATCCTGACTCAGGACGGAGTTTTTCTCTACCATCTCTCGCAGCTCATAGGGCAGTTGGTTGTTGGCTCCCCATGGGATGACGTCATAGTTGTTGCCGTCATCAGCCTTCACCGGAATAGGCTCATTGTTGAGCGACGAGTAGATACTCGTGACGGTAGAGTCACTTTTACCGAGATCAAAATAAAACGATTCATTCATAGATATACTGGGTGTCCGTTGATTTCGAATATTAACACGTCCCTCACCTTGCGCTTCTCCCCGTTCTTGGGGTTGAGCAGGTCGTGGGTACCACGCCGCCACCAGGACGAGATCACCTGCCAGCCATCATAGCGGCAGATGTCTCCGGTCTGCTTCAGCGTAACAAGCCATACCAGCTCGTGTGTACGTTTGCATTCGTCGAGGAACAGCTGTGCCTCCTTCAGGTGTATGGCGCTCTTTACTTTCATTTTAGTTATAGATATCTTCAAATTGGTCACTGAAGAGCCTTGCCGCCTTGCGCTTGTGCATGATGTTATGGGTGCGCTGCGCATAGGTATATGTGATTTCATACGCCGGCATATAGTCATCATCATTCTCCAGCTCGTTCTTCGAGTCGGTGATGACAATGTCGCGGCCGCGGCCCTCCCTACTCCACAGGCACACCTCCATGGAGCGCAGCAGGTCGGTTGCCCATTCCGCCATGGCATCGTTGAGCCATCCGGTGTTAGCCGTGAACTGCCGTTCTTCCGTGACTTGATATGCTCGAAGTCTGCCGCGGATGCGGGCTGACTGCCGGTCGAACTTCGACGACTGCTTCAGCGTACCTGTGCAATGGACGAGTTCCTCACAGCCGAAGCTGTTGACGAAGAGGAAGGAAGGCTCCGGCGGCACCTGCTCCACGATGCAGTGGAATAGCTGCTTGCGCTGTCCTGAAGTGATGGTGTAGTAAAGGAGCTTAGCGCCCGTAGTATCAAGGAGTTGGAGGATTGTCCGCGGTGAGACGTCAAATTGTGAGATGCCGTCCTCCGTTGCCACTGCCTGCAGCTCAGCTGTCAGTGTAGCAAAACTCCCATCAGGCAGCCTCACGTCTGCAGACACCGTCGATTCGTCCTCTCCATAGGCATACAGGCGCTCATCCCGTGACAGCGAGGTGATCTTCTCACCGTCGAGGACCGTCAGGAAGTGGCTGTCCACGAATGCTTGCGCCGTGGTACCCACATCGACGGCACCGAAGAGTATTGTCACCGGCGTCAACGATACAGAGCCGTCGCCATCGGTGAAGGTGCCCTCCAGTGTCGTCCTGCCATAAGCCCTGACGTAGGCATCGACGAGCCCCGGCAGGTCTGTGATGGTGATGGTACCATCGTCGTCGGCAGTCAGCTTCTCCTCCATCAGGCTTATCCTGTCAGTACCATGTACAAGCTCCAGCGTAAGCGTGCCGCTCCCTGCTTCCGTGCTGATGACGATATCCGTCAGCATGGCAGAGAAGCTTAGAGCGGTGGGTTGTGCGACTATCTGTGGCATGTGCTATTTTTTTGTACGGCAAAGATAAAAAAGAACATGCCGGTATGAAAATACAGGGGCGACACCGGCATGAAAGCACGGCATCGCCCCTCTCGGACAATATTCAATAAGTTTTAAAGCTGCGTCCAGACGAGCCGGTCGTCCTGCCTTTGCAGGACATAGCCACGCTGCATCAGGTATTCCGTCACCTCGTCAGGTGTCAGCGACACCATGTCGCGCACGTTGTCGCAGATGTCCTGTGAGGTGAAGCGTCCCATGTCCTTTCTGTCCTTGAAGAACACGTTAAGGACTGATTTCTTCCATTCATCCATTTTCTACCCTTTCAATTTTCATGTTCTGTAATGTCTGATAGTTCCTCTTAACCTCCGTCAGCGTCCGGAGGTTGTCGAAGATTTCCGTTTCCAGACCGCAAACATCGTCGGTCAGCTCCATGAGCTTGTCCTGCAGCTCCGTCAAGTCACCAATAATCCTGGGTGCCGACTGGCAGATGTCGCTAAGCTTCTTCCAATTGCTTTCGCTGATACCGAATTTGCTCATGCGTTGCCTCCTTTCTCATAGCGTTCGCTGACATCAAAGAAATCCTGTGCTTCCAAGTCAAACTCCAGGAAGCGTACTATCTTAGTATAGTACAGGCGTGCGATGTCATCGTCAAGCTTGCCGCTCTGGATGACAATCTGTCCGCCGTTTGCACTCCTGGTATGAACCAAGCGAGAAGGGTGCCCGTCAGGCTTACACTCTTCCAGTGCGCCCCGCACCATACCCACGAAGATATCGACCTCATTCTGACTGGTAAAGGAGCACTTCTTTGCTTTCTCCAAGAGTTGGCAAGCCTGGTCGTAGAACTTCGGGTGCTTCGCCTTCTCGTAGTGATAATCGCAGAACATTATATTCATACCGCACCTCCTTCCTTAAGCTGCTCTCCTCCACATAATGGTGTGGGGGGGGTAAATTCTGCTTTTTGCTGCTGCAGACGCCATTCGTAATCCAGTCGCACCTGTTCCAGATGCAGCTGGCGACGCTGCTCTGCACATTCTAGTCTGATGGCATCACATTTCTCCTTGCATTGCACTGAGCGCATGCGCTTTCTCTCCACCATACGTTCAAAGTCTATATGGTTCTGCTCTGAACGCTCCGTGTCTATAGCTTGACATTTAGCAGCTTCTTCTCTGCGCGTGGCACGGATTTTCTCGGAAATGGCGTTGCTAGCCATTACATAATCCTCATACGTCATCATTGCGCACCTCCCTGCAGCACAGCTGCCAATATATAAAGGAAAATACAGAAGACGGCGATGGCGCTGCCGCCGACGTACGTCTCCAGCTGCTCACGGTGCGCGCGGCACCATGCTCTTACTTCACTACCATGCTGTGGTATTGCTGCTACCAAAGTCTGGTACACCTGGTACCACGCTGTGGTACTCTTCCGCTGTTTCGCCGCGTTAGCGTCGACGGGCTGCAGCACCTGTGCCAAGCCGTCGAATTGCAATGTCAATTGTTGCATATTGCACTATGTTTAAGCTGCCGGTTCCGCCGGCACGGAGACAGAAAAACGGCTGCACTTCCCGTTGCTTAAACATAGTGACTTCACCCGAGGGCAGTTCGATGTTACGAGAAGGCAGCCGATTGTGGTTGCATTGTGGGCATTAAAAAAGCCCTGCTTTTCAAAGCTGAGCATTGTCCGATGCCCTGCGGAGTGGACTACCACTATGTTTAAGCGAGGGCAAAGGTAAAGCAAAATCCCGAAACCTCCAAGAGATTTCGGGATTTTTTTATGAGATATTGTATTTTTCAAAAATTTCAAGCAGCTCTGGCTCTTCAATCACCTTAATGTCTATACCTTTATCTCTCAGTAGTTGGATTTTGTTCATCTTCGATGGTCCGGCACCTCGACCAACAATAACGATATTGGTCTTAGCAGATATGGAGCTGTTAATATCTGCACCATATTTTTTCAGGATGTTGGCAAGGTCTTCTCTCATGGGATAGGCATCAATCACACCTGTGATGACAACTTTCTGCTGAAAGAACGGCGTTGACTGGTTAGCGACTTCTGAAGCATCAATTGGCTTTTTAACATCCGAACTTAATTTTGTAGCAGCATAGGTAGAAAAACGATAGCCTCTTAGTCCATTAATGTGCTGTCGAATTTCTGCTGCATTCTTGTCAAGCGATTCAACTGCGAGTTGATAACGCTGCGGGTCTTCTGTCACGCCTGAAAGCGTGTCGGAATAGAAAGACAAAATATTCATAATGTCATTACACCTGTTCCAAATATTGGTAATAATCTCTTTACGTTCCATATTTCTTTCTTTTGCTGTTATTTTTTGATACCAACTGCAAAAATACAAATTATCCTCAACATTCACATGCTGAGGATAAAAAAAATGGTATCAAAAAATAAAAAGAGGTGGCGATTTGGATAATTTTTCCTTATAGTCAGCTATTGCAGCATGTAAAGCGCGGTATCGTCCGTGCATAGTATTTTCATCTGCATATTTCCAGAATTCCCAAATATCGAAATCCTCTCCACCTTTATAGCTTGACAACAAGGTGATACAATCGTCTTCTGCATCATAGACAGCAGCTTCCACCCTATAACCACCACCAAAATCAGCAGACAATTTCTCAGCAACAAATATTGTTGCATCATCTTCAGGTTTTTGACTGGTATTGTTCCAGTTTCCATCAAGTTTATCAACATTCATGCTGCAAAGATACAAAAAATGCGGGAACTCTTTAATGTTCCGGCATTTTTTGAGTAAAACAACCTATCAGGCGGTTGCGAAAAAGTTGTGAACACCATTTTTTCGTAACTGCCTGATACCCATGACTAAAATCTTCGCTTCCTTGGATTTGCAAGGAAGTATGACGGATACCCCTCCCGACACCGCCCTATGTCCCCCATGTAATTACACCCCAACAAAACGCGCGGAATATGTACGGGGCATAGCATTTGCGGTCGTGTGGCACCCCATGCTTTCCGGGCATGGTTGGCTGTCGATGGAGCATGATGACCGTGCAACGTAACGAGTAGCGGCATGGGTGTGTGTCTGACGTATAGCGCCTGTGTTGCGTAGCACGTAGCGATGTGTGCGTATGTACTCGTCGCGAAGAACAGGCGCCATGCGTCGTAAGACTTACACCCATGCCGCTACGAGAGTAGTGGAGCAGTCACCATGCCCAGAGACAGCCGGAGTAGTCATTACTCCGGTGCCACCGAATGACCGTGCCCTACAAGAAGACGATGCCGGTTTACCCATGGCCATCGTCTGCAGCCATAGGGCGCATATATAAGGGAAGCCCTCGTCTATTGGTGACGAGGAAACGCAACAGTCTTGGCGAGGAACACCGACAGTGCCACTGAAGCACCAGCAGCTTCCAGAGCACCGATGAAAGCCGTTGCCGACTTTCCGGTAGTGTAGATGTCATCGACAACTAACACTTTTCGGTTGCGGAAGTAGCTGCTGTCGATATCGACGAAGTGCTTGATGTTCGTCGCCAGCTCATACTCTCCGGTGATGTGTGCCCGCCGGCGACTACCACTCACGCGGATGTGGTCAAAGCCGTTGTCTGCACCTGTCAGACTGCACAACTCACAGGAGAATCTTTTCCACCTGCGCACATTAGCGCAATGGGTACTGGCAGGGATACAGACCACTGTGACGTTGGACAGATCCATTGCTGCGAGTGCACGGGCGAACTGTCTGGCTGCCCATCGGGAATAGACGTTACGCCCGTCCTTGAAGCCGAGTATCATCCGGCATACATCCTGATCCTCGAATGAGGACTTACCCCAATAGCGGCGAGGAATATAGCTGTATAGTGCAAACTTCATCATAAGGCTGGAGATTTGAAGGTGAGACAAAAAGAAAGAAGGCTGCCTATGCAACCTTCTTTGTCTTGCGCTTAGCCTTCTTAGGCTTAGCATCTGTTTCAGCAACCTCTGCTCCCAGTGCGTCGAGGCACTTGGTGAGCATAGAGGTGGCACGTCGTACGTCGGTCAGGACCGTATTGATGAACGAAGGTTTCTCCTTGAGAGCCTTAAGCCACGCCTTGAGGTAAGCGGCACTTTCCTCTTTGATATGGCTGCCGAAGCCATATCGCTGAGCAGTGACGGCAGCACCCATCTCTGCCACGAGCTCTTCGCGTGCATACTCCGGAGAACCAAAGGTAACGCCTGGCTGGAGCCTGTTGAGCTGGTCTGCAGCTCCGGTAGAGTGTATGCACTCGTGGAATGCTGTTGAGTAGTAAGACTGCCCGTCCTGGAACTGGTCTTTCTCCGGAAGGATGATCTCATTCTTACCGGGAGAGAAGAAGGCTCTGTCTTGATGCTGGGAGTGGATAGGGCATATCCACTTATTCTCGGTCGCCATCAGGTCGAACGGTTTGAATTCGAAGCCGTCAGTGCTGACGGGGTTGTCTGGGATAAGTCCGGACTGCAACTTGTTGTAGAGCTCCGGTCGGGCTTCAGCGATATTCGTCTGATCGATGTTGAAGACATCATAGACGGTTGTCGATGGGTAGACACTATACTTAGCCTGCTCAGACGTGGAGAGAAGTTTATAATCCTCATACTTTATTTTCTCTCCATCCTCACCCTTCACCGTGAATGTGGTGAGGAACACCGGGAAAGACGATTCCCCTTTCATGACGTGAACCCACGGCAGCTTGGCACCCTCTGCATCGACGGCAGGCACTCTGCCTTCAGGTGAGTCCTGGAAGTTAAGTGATACGCACTTGTTATAAGTGAGGAACACCGGCAGCCGGTAGCCTTTCTCTTCACAATGCATCAGGAGCATGAACGTGTTCATGCCGTTGTATTCACGTCCGCTGATGTTGCGTGGCCATGCCAGCCCTTCCGTGAACCAAGGTTTCTTCCAGTCTTGCTGGATGGACTCAATCTTCTCAATCATCATGTCTGCGAAGAGCTTGATGGCGCGATCTTCCTTGTTAGCCGAATGGTTCAGCTTGCTGTTGTTTTTTCTTGTCTTCATGATTGTAATGTTTTAATGGTTTATAATAGGTGAATTGCGATTTAGGCTGCCTGGTCTACTGTGATGTAGAGGATGTTGATATACATTTCCATGGCTCTTGACTCCGCGATTGAGCAAGCTTCTCCGTAGGAGTCAGCATCTACTTCAAATTCGTAGTACTCATTGTCTTCACAAGCAACTGTTACGTTGTACGTGTTGTAGCTGGTCATTCTGCCGAGATGCTGTTTGAAGCTGTGGCGGTGGTGAGATGTCATTGTTGTCGTTGTCATAATTGTTGATTTTTTGAATAAAACTTGAAGCGCCTGGCGCTTTTGTAATTTTTACGTGCAGAAGTAGACAAGCAAAAAGAAGGCACGTTAAACCAAGGGAACGCCGTAAAAATTTTACGGCAGCTTGAAGTTTTTCGATACAGGAAAGCCTTCCCGAAAAACTTTAAAAATTTTACGAGCGAAATGGGTATGCGCCCTTGGCGAGAGCCGTTTGCTGTACCTTTGCAAAGGAAAAATCAAACGCACGGCAGCAGAAAGGACAAAAAATCAACAATGACAACGGATGACATCAGCAACAGCCATGGCGACAGCCTATAGGAAGAAAGACTAGCCGACACAACGACAGGGGCTGAAGACGGGTACCACGAATCAGAAGGATGCCACCGTAGGAGAGCATCAACCGCCGAGACGGCAATGGAAGGCGACATCTCTACCAGTGGACCGGCAGCAAAAGCAGGCTCACCATAAATCAAAAACATACATGAAGACAAACAAACAAGCAAGCAAAGAAGGCTGACAAGGTACATCGCACCCTCTTCGCCATGATGACAGAGAAGTACCGTCCGGCATGACAGGAGGAGACCAAACGGAAAGCAGGCAGACGCTCACGCGCCCACCTGCGGACAAAATATACGGTAAAACAAAAAAATACTGTGTCGTGAAGAGGGAGGCTAAGCGAAGCCGCTTCCGCCACCACCGCCATAGAACGTCGGAGTTCCTGTCTCTACGCCGATGCAGAGCGTGTCGAAAGCATCCGAGCCGTCGGTACGGCACTGCAAGGGGTCTTCCTCAGTCTCCGGCAGTTTCTCGCCCGACTTATCCTTCTGGTTGGTTCCATTCACGGTCATGGCTGAGTCGATGGAGACCAAGAGGTCAGGATTATTTTCCTCATTGATGAGCAGGGTATAAGTGCGCTGACCGAGGAACATGCCGTTGATGAGCTGCTGCTTGACGGGATGGCTCCACGGACGACCAATATAGATTTCGCGGACTATCCACCCATGCTTGATGAAGCAATCTTTGACAACCGTCCTGAAATCGACCTTGCTGACACCGTAGTTGTTGCCCACGAAGGTAGCATCATAAACGAAGACTATCTCTTTATGTTTGAGAGGGGAGTAATAGAGGCAGATGTCATCGACAAGTTCCGGCAGGCGTCGCTCATATTTCACATAGAAGCTCTTCAGGATTCGCAGCTTCATGTCGGCTCCAGGTTGTCCGATTACCGCCCAGTTGATGTTGGCGTTAGCGTCCATCGCAACCCAGAGAGGTGCGCCCTGCTCGATATCTCCGTCCATACGGCAGTCAACGTGGCGCAGCTTACCCATGTCATAGCCCAGCGAGTCTATATAAGTCTTGTCTACCTTGGTATAGAGGTTCCTGTCCGTCTTCGACGAATAAAACGAGTCTTCAGAGTGTTCTACTCTCCGGCACATGATGGTAGTCCGGAAGGTTGCCGGTGGCATGTCACGATAGCATTGCGCCACGAAGTCCTCACCGAGAATTTCCAGGTTCTCTATCGAAGAGAATTCCTTATAAAGATAGGTGTCAGCACGCAGCTGGTTGACAGCCCGTGACAGTTTCCTCAGATAGTGCAACTCAGCCGGTGACGGCTTCTGATGGTTGGCCACTTTATCGGCGACGACCTTCCTGGCACGTGCCAGCTCAGCTATCAGCCCTTCAAGCAGCTGCACCTTTTGCAGGTCGCATTTCTCGCGGTCGTGCAGGAACCATGATCCTTTTTTCGTGGTTGGCATATCCGAGAACTTGGCGATGCCATGGTGATAGTAGAGATGACCGAACACATTTCCGTTGCCACGGTTAGCCGGAATGGTCTCGTCCTTCAGCTGCTCGAAATCAATAAACTTCGCCTCGTCGATCAGGATGAAGTCAAAGCTCTGTGAGTTCGACGTTCCCTTACGGTCCTGACTGATGACCGTCGCATAGGAACCGTTGTAAAAAGACAAGGTATTCTCCCAGTTCATGGGCTTGATGATAGGATCCTTCCACCCCCATGCCTTTGCCGGCTTCTTACCCCAGGCATAGTGGACGTTCTCGACAAAGCCCCATCGCCGGAGGTGAGTATCCCATGAGGGTATGATGTTTGTCCACATACGCTTCGAATTAGGACCTACCAAAGCTGTGTTTGATCCTGGCATACCTTCTGCATTACGGCGCAACAGAGAAGCGGCAATCAAGCCCTTACCGATGCCACGACCGCCTACCATGGTCATGTTCTTGGTCATCAGCGCAAGCATGTATGCCTGCGCCTGATTGAGATATTGGTCAAGCGTTGTCATGTTTATCAATCTGCTTTTTCACTTCCAGCTCTTTAGCTGTTACGGCATCGACCATCTCCACGATCTCTGCATCCTCGTCGATGTCCTGCAGTTTGGAATGTGAATAGTGAGCAATCAGCTCATCTATCACCTTGCGGACGTTAGGAATAGGCTTGAAGCCCAGGACAGAGACATCGAAGGTAAAGGAGATGCGCGGTATCTCCGAGTAGCCCTTATCATGATCGTCATCCTTGTCGAGCTTGTTATACTTGCCATACTGCTGTGCCAGCTTAGCGATGGCTGCAGCATCCTCTTTCCGGAGGGCTATTGCATAGCCTTCCATGATCATATTATTGAACCTCCAGCGGTGCCATTCTTTGGTGCACTGCTGCAGGTTCCCGATGATGGCGTGCAATATCTCGATGTCCTCATAAGCCTTGCGCTTGGACAGCGGCTTGCCGTCATCCTGGTAGTTTGCTTGGATATAGTCTATATATTCGCGGTCCTTCTTCAGAGGATTGCGAAGCATATAGTTATAGATGTCGCGTAGCCTGAGGACTCGCGTGATGACCTGTTCACTGACCCGGTTAGCACGCATCTCCTCGACCGGCAGCATGAGGTTGTCCGAATATGTGTCGATGTTGAATCTCATTCTATACTGATAAAGGCAGTCTGAAGCCAGCTGATGGCAGCATCGATGGCTGAAGGCGAACCAATGTCCGCCAGTTTAAGTGTTTTCTCGTGGAGGTCTTTGGCTCGTTCTGCCAGGACTCTGCGGTACATCTTACCGGCATCCTTCCACGGGTTCGCGAACTCGGCGACATCTTCAGGGCTCAGCCCCAAAAGGTCGCCAATCTGGGAAGGTGTCAGCAGGAGTCTCGCCAGAGGCTCCGCCTGTTGTAACAATTCCTTTTCCATTTTCCAGGTCTAATTGTGCAGCATCATTGCTGCAGATATCTACATATTGCTGCATCAGGACTTTAAAAACCTCTCTGTCCGTGCTGATGATGGTACTTTCGGCTCTTGCGCCGTAAGTCTGATTCTGTGAGGTGATGACGGACACGTCTATATCCTCACCATGAACCAGCAGCAGCTTAGAGTGGTTTTGCCCCAAGAAGATGGTATCGAAGGTGGCAGCAAGCAGACGCTCCAGATGCAGCGTCTTGCGTGCCGCCCTTTGATCGAGAAGTATGGTAGAATGACCTATCAGGTCTTTCTGCCGTAGAAGGAAGAATCCGTTCAGGAACGGCTCACTGGTAGAGTAGCTGCTCACCCACACGTCGGACTTCCCGGTCTGCGGCAGAAGCCATCCGAGAAGTCCCAACGTGTGCAGTCCCTGTCCGAAGTATGCTTGCAGCGACACTTCACGGACAGGACGTAGCAGTGAGCGTATATCCCTGCCGGCAGGCATACACTATGGTTTACGCGGAACCGTTATCCCCAGTTCCGCAAGTTTTTGAACCGTTGCCGGCTTGAAGGTCTGCTTCAAGGCAACAAGAGCCTTTACGGCGTTCTCCAGCTTAGCGAAGGACTCTTTGGTATGAGGTGTCTTACGGGCAATCCCGCGTGATACGGCAGCTCTTGCTGTCTGTATCGTCTTCACATTGTCCGTAAACGCGTCGACGCGATCAGCGGAGGCAGCAGGTTTTTTGTCTTCAATGACAAAACTGTCATAGGCTTCGTAGTCATTACGGAGCGCTGTGTCCAGCTGCCGGAGCTGATAGCAGATTTCATTGCCGTCACATGCCGCATAGCCCGGACGAGCAATCATCTGCGCCAGTTGCGCATGCAACTTGCGCATAGACTTCCAACGTTCGGTATTCTTCGTGAAGAGTGCCTGGATATTCTCAGGCAGTCGGTCATGGTCTGGACGCAAGCCACGAATGCCCAGCTGTGGGATGAGAGGAGTGTCGACGCTGTCTTGTTCTACAGTCACTGGAACCTGCGACAGCGTCTGCTTGACAGCAGCTATCGTTTCCTGGTTGAATTTCTCCACCTGCGGCGTCGTCAGCCCTCTTTGGCGGATGCCGAGATATTTCTTCAGGTCCGCTTTGATCCATGGCAACATACTCTTAGGACGAGTCATGGCACTGTTGTAGATGGCGCGTTCACGCTGCGGGTTACAGCGCAATAAGAGTGTTGCCCCTTCGCGGATTTGTTCTTCAGTCGGTTTCTCCAACTGGAGGAATTGCTGAATCTGAGTTGTTAAGATATGGTCCATATCGTTCTGGTTTTAAGTAAAGAGGTGGAGAGAGGCTTGTGCCTTCCCTCCACCTCGACATAATATATTAACCGGATCAGAATTTAGCCACCTTGAACTGTCTTGATTTCGCCGTCAGTGCAGTCTATATACTGCGTAGCTGAGATCATCAGCTTACCGGTATAGGTCGGCACGGGGCATACATCGTAGCACTGGATGGCGAAGGTAGAAGAGCAGGCGCCTGTAGGCTCAGCCGAGGTGTCGCCGCTCGCCTTCGTATCGGTGTGATACATGTCATTTCCAATGACACAGAACTTGCCGGCTTTGTCCTGATAGACATAGACGAGGTCATCGTTGATTGCCTGACGAGCGAAAGCCTTTACTTCGTCGGGCATGCCGACGACGATGGCATTGGCCTGGTTGTTGATGAGCTGTGTCCCGATTTCGCCGACGGTCTCGAAGGTGACGTTGGACGCTTCATCCTTCAGGTCGATGAAGTTGAAGACTTTGTCTGCAGCCAAGGTGAAGTCACCTGCCAACTGCGACAATGCAGACATGTCATCTACCTCTTCGGCATCTGCATCAGGCAGCTTCGGGAAAGTTGCGATGTCAGCCTTTTTGATGTAGTACAATCTGCGGCGGATGCCTGGGAGGTTCTTACCACCCGGGCAAGATTCTATGCTCTGATAGAGAGATTTAGTTGTGCATTTCATTGTTTTTCTTTTTATAGTGTTATAAAAAGGCAGGTGGTATTACCCACCTACCCTTATCATTATCCCTGTGCAGAGACAGTGAGCGCGTAGCTAGCAGAAGCAGCATTGTGCGTGGTGTCACCGGCGTAGGAAGCAGTAATCAGCGTGGTACCAGCACCGACAAGTGTCAGGGCACCTGTCTGGGCATCAACGGTAGCGACGCTCTCGTCAGAAGAAGAATAGGTCACGGCAACAGATGGCTCCGTTGTCGCAGTCTGCGACGTAGGTTCTTCGCCCATGGTAGCTGCTACTACCGCGTTGTCGAAGCTTACAGCAACATCAGTCTTGACCACGATGGTCTCTCCGCCGTCGTCAGGGTCTGAGTCTGGTTTATCACTTTCAAGTGAGAACTCACCTACCTTCAGCAGCTCCTTGTTGATGCAACGGATCTGCTCGCCATAGACGCCGGCATATTCAAAGGTACATACCCACGACGAATATTTGCCGACGTTGGCTTTGTTCTGCTGGTTCATGATATCGGTACCGAGCAGGAAGTTCGGCTTTGTCGATATCTTAAGGAATTGAGAGCCGGACATATTGTCAAGCACGGCGAGTTGGCACTTGCCACGAGATCCTTCAAGGAATTCCTTGTCGAAAGACGTATTGTACTGAAGGCTTCCATGACGTGCCTGATAGTCGTCAACATAGCAGTCATAGACTTCCTGCGACATATACATGAACGTCTTCTGTTTCTTCAGTTCAGAATCGCAAGAGCGATAGAACTCCTTCAGGACTTCCGTAGCGTTCGTCTTATCAATCTTGCCGAGATTGATATAGTTGTTTTTCGCAGCAACAATATTGCCCTCGGTAATCTCCTTGCCGATGATAGTATCGAAGGAATCGAATAGATCCTTAGTACGCTTGCCGTTGACATTACGTACGCCACCGACGAAGACGACATCGTTGATATGCTTGCCAATCTTGGCAGCGAAAAGAACCAGCAGCTTCCGGGCAATCTGATGCTTGGTCAGAGCCTGGCCGAGAGCCAGCGACTCTCCATAGATGGAGTGGAACAGCGGCATAGGATCAAAATCCTTCGCACAGTTGCCTGGGAAGACTTCCAGAATACGTCCTGTGATCTTATAGTCTGCTGTGTCGTGGTTATTGATGCTATATGGTGCCAACTCAGCGTCACCATCCAGCTCATTGAACATCACCTGATTGCGGACACCAGGCAGTACGGTTACAAACTTTGCCGTCTGGTCTTGGAAGACCTGGAACGGCATGGTCAGCAATTCTCTACGGATTTGCTGGGCACTCTCTCGAAGAAGTTCCGGGGTGATGACTTCCGCCATCTCATCCGGAGTAAGAAATTCTACTCTAGCCATGATTATAATAGACCTTTAATGTCGTTATACATCTCCTTGGCGGTCATTATGGAAGTATTACCTTCCTCATTCACCTTGGACTTGGTGTCGTCACCGGCTTCCGCCTTGAAGTCATCAAACTCTTTCTGAAGCTTGGCAAGTTCGCCTTCAGCGTCAGCTTTTGCATCTTCAGCAGCCTTCTTGGCTGTTTCAAGATTCTCTTTCTCTGTGACGAGAGTTTTCTTCTCGTCCTGCAGAGAAGCAATCATGTCATCTTTCTCTTTCAGTGCTCCTTCGATGCTGTTGAGTTGGTCCTCGGTGAGTGTGGTCTTACCATCCTCACCCACGACGAAGTTCTCTACAGCCAACAAAGCGCACACGAGGTTCAATACTAATTTTTTCATGTTCTTATGGTTGTTGGTTGATACTGTGTGTTCTTCCTCCTGAGACTCTTCAACAACACCACGGAAGTCATTGAAGATATTCTTCAGTTTAGCCATGATGCCTTTCGGCACCTTGGGTTCAGGCTTGTCGAATGCTGGCAGTGTCGGCAAGCCGAAGTGCTCTTCGATACCATTGTACCCGGCATACACGTTGTTGATTGCCTTAGCCTGAGTGGAAGAGTCATCATCTTCCAAGATGGCATCGACGATGCCGAAATCTACAGCCTCCTGTGCGGTCATCCATTTCTCTTGATCCATCATGGCACAGTTGTCTTCGATAGACTTACCATTTCGGAAGCTGTAGAAGTCAGCCAATGCTTTGTCTATAGTGTCAAGTTCAGACCTGGTCTTTTGGAGAGCTGCGATATAGGAATCAATCTTCTTCTTGTTGGAGAAGCCATTGCCATAGATGTATTGAGACGAGTTGTGGATGAGCATGAGTGACCCTCGTGCTATCTTCACAGACTTAGCCTTCATGCAGAGGATGGTGGCTGAGCTTGCCGTCATGCCGATGATGACCATATTACATTTACCATGGGCAGCAATAAGCTCGGCGATGGTGATACCCTCGTCGATATACCCACCAGGAGAACTGACCGCAATGGTCACTTCATTATCTTTATTCTCCTTCAGGAAGTTCTTGACCTGGGCAGAAGTTGTACCAGGCTGACCTGTCCACCAGTCGAAATTTTCACCGATTGTTCCGGTGATATAAAAATCGTACTTCATATCTCGGCGTTAAATTTTTCGCAAAGATAGGAAGTACGACATGTTATAGAAAATACCTTTTATTCTTCAATCAGCAACATGGGATGCATGGATTTCCATGTGATGGTAAACTGCTTCAGCGATGAATCTGGAACTTTTTCAGGAAAGGTCTGAAGTTCTTTAATAATAGGGTACGGGCGCGAATTGGTACCGACCAAATATTGATTACCGTTGACATCAGTCAGCCGGAAAGCCATGCGGCTTAAGGCAAGCAGCTTCCGACATGGTGTCTTGAAGGTAACGGTCGTATTATACTTGCGCTGAGCATTTTCGTAGGAATCTTCTACTGTCACTCCAACAAGGTCTTGGATTTCAAGATCTGTAAAAAAGAGTGAAGATTTAATTCGACATGATGTCGACGATATAATCTGAAGAGAATTGAGATCTGCAATTCTGATCATTTCGATTTTGATGATGTGAACGTGATTGAACATACTCTAACAGGGTTGAACGGGGTTAAAACAAAATGCAAAAATAGTGGATTTATTTACTTAGTTAAAATTTACTAACTTGATTCATGCTTATAGCCTCTTGAGATATTTATCCCATTATTCTTTTTATAAGCATCTTTGATGCGCTGAAACTTCATCCGGAGGTTTTCATAGTTATTCCCTTTCATGGAGATACCATTGTTCTCCATCCAGTCCATCACCAGCTTGGAAAGCTTCACTGACCGGCAGCCGATATCTGTCAGGTCTTCCCACATATGCATTACGAATATGTCGTCAATGGCCTCTGCAATGGCAGCCTTTCCGTGCTTAGTAATGTAATTGTATATCTCCGGCTTCTTGCTTCTTGACCCCATCAGGCAGATAGCCAGCTCTCCTTCTTGCTGTGTCTCTGGCAGCACACCATCCGGACGCTTCCTGCTGAAGTGTCTGATGACATGGTTAAGGTTGGTATGTGAAGGAAACTCGCACGGGCGCCCGAAATGGTATTCACACCACTCCCTTTCATATAAGGGCAGCTTGATATATATAAGGATGTCGCTCATAGATTGTTTGGTTTTAATGCGACAAAGATAGCTATTTTCCGCCAATCCTTTTTATTTTAACTAAGAAAAAAACACGCGCATACGTATAGTATTTTGACTGCACACGCTGCACACAACTGCACACAAATACTTAACTTACTGATTTATAGATTATTACGTCTATTATATTTGTGTGCAAATACTTAAAAAGTGTGTGCAAAATATGTGATTTGTGTGCAAAAAGCGTATTTGTGTGCAAGGTGTGTGCAAAAGTGTGCAAGGTGTGTGCAGTCATTTTTGTTTGTGTGCGTTTTGTATTGTTTTGATTTTCAGTGTATTAAATAATTGTGTGCAGTTGTGTGCACTTGTGTGCAGCGTTTTTCTCGCGCGCGCGTGCGCGTGCGTAGCTTAAAAAAGGAGCCCTACGCATCACGCGCAAGGCTCCTTACAGAAAGCTACTTAAAATCATTTATAACCATTCAATCAAACATATCCGGTTCATTTTTTTTCTTAAAGTATTTATCTTCTGCTGCCTGCTCCTCAGCTTCCCGTTCTTCGGCAGTCTCAGCACTTACCGACTCTAAGTTAAGGTCGAACTTCTCTTTCAGCGAAAGGTAGTCGAAACACATACACCGGTCGAACTTGCATATATCCACACATCGTGACTGTCCACCTGTCTCTACCCTCACTTCGGTCTTTGGCTTGCCGTCCTGGAACACTTTCCATCGCTCCGACGGCTTGACGCCCAGGTATGCGCCGCTGGTCGTGAGGTAATAGCGTATGGAGTCTTTCGACATCACCATTTCCCCTTGCTGCTTAGCCATACGCTTATATTGTCCAATGAAATGATTCAGCCTGAGCATGAGCACCGGTGTCTCCGTCCTATACTCTCGCTCCGTCCGGTCAGTCTTCAGCTTCTTGACATATTTGATCTTGAAGTCGCCGTCGGAGAATATCATTCCTTCCTCATACAGGTATGTCATGGCATTCCATAGGTTGCCGAGCTCGTTGTTGCTGATGATCTCTGAGTTTTGGCGTTTGATGCCGGCAACACAAAGGTTTTTAATTTCCTCATATTCAAAGGGCAGGGCAAGCTTCACATAAAGCGTCTTATAGGCTGCCAGCAGCATCACCCAGTTTCTCCATAGGCGGTCTTCCACTTGTGCCCCGTCGATTAGGTCATAGACTTCATTTGTACAGTCATTGTAAGTTTCATAGAATGTTGACTCGAATAGAGCACGGTGTGACAATATCTGTTGTGTCAGGTGCTGCAGTCCTAGTTTCCTGATGTCTGCCAGGTGGTTGAACTTATCTTTCGCTTCCCGGTCATGTACGGTGGTGTCATGTGTCAGGTATATCATCCTGGAGAACATAGCAATATCCAATGTCGGCATCTCCTGCCCACTGACGATGACACCGCAATCCACCGGAGTCTTCTCAATTTGTTTTCCCCTGTCCATGTCCATACGCGACCGGCCAACACCGTCGTATGCACCTTTGATGATTTCAATGATCCTCATGTCGAGGGAGTTCTTGTATTCGTCCAGGTGCACCATACCGTTGCATGACAGGGCAAGCGCTTGTGACAAGCCTGGCGCTGTCGTATTACGGAGGTTGATGGGTCTGTCACCGACGGTAAAAAAGCGCATCAGGGTGATACCGAGTTCGCTCTTTCCGGATCCTTTCGGTCCGAAGAGGTTCAACAAAGGAAAGTTCGTCGTATATCCGGTGATGATGTCTCTATATATCGTCGCCAGCAGGTAGCAGATAGCAATCTTGGCATTGTCTCCGAAGACATCTGCCATCATCGATGCGAAGTCGTGTAACGATATAGACGAGTGCCCTTCCGGCATGATGAACTGCCGTTCGAAGGTGAAGTAGCTCGTGTCTTCAGCATAGAGGTCTGATGCTCCCTGCAGATAGTAGTTGTCCATATCCTTGTCAACATCATGAAGGTGGACGATACCCATGTGGTCAGCATGGTAGAAGAGATTGTCGAAGATGCAGCCGTTACCGAATGCCCAGAACCCTTTCTTTTGCCATCCGTATTGCCGGACGCGGACGGCAGTGCCGGTGATGTCAAAAAGGTATTTCTTCAATTTTTTCAGCTCTTCGCTGCCGGCAAGCCATAGGAAGTTTCCGACGCTTTCAACTTTGATCATGAATTTAGGCAATGATACTAGTTCTTCAGCAGTCAGCTCTAGTGTTCTTGTCGTATTGTCGCAATTGGTTATCTCATAGAGGCGCTTAGAGTCATCTACGCCCATGATATGATAAAGGGGCTTCATCTTGAAGTTCGACCATTGCTTTTCTCCGTTGTCCTCGTTGCTCCAGTAGGAGTTACGTTCCTCGAAGAAGCCATATTTCCGTAAGTCTATACCAGAGATTTTCGAGCTTTTCTTGGCTTTCTCTTCATTCCGGATTCGCTTGGCATCGTTCACGGCATTTTTCCACAGGCTTTTGTGACCATACTCCTGTGCCAGAGCGTCGAGCAGTCCTTCCCTGGTGTAGTCATCCTGTTCCAGGATGAGTGCTGAACATATTTGGCGTATGCTATCAGACTTTGCTGTGTCTGTCTGATCATCGTTGTAGATTTTCCTGGCAAGCCAAATGACGAAATCTTCAGATTTGATTTCCTCCACCTGGCTCTTCTTTTGGAAGAATGAGTCGGCATCTTGCTTATGCTCCATTCCTTCTTCATCGATATACGGCGGTATCTCCTTCACGGTGACGCGGAAGCCGGCTTCCATAGCCAACCGACCATTTTTCTTCACTGCTTCAATTCCTGGAACATCTTGGTCCGGAATAAAACACAACGAGCAATGGAATTTCTTCAGCAATTTTAGCTGCTCCTTTGTGAAAGCTGTTCCGAGGGGTGCTATCGTATTGGTAACGCCAATCTCTTGCATCCTGATGACATCCGGTGCTCCTTCGACCACGTAGAAAAGTTCCTGCCGGGCTCCCTCCTTCTGCGCCGTGTCCAGCCCGAAAAGATGATATCCTTTCGAGAAGAAGAAAGACTCTGCCCCGTTCATGTACTTGCTGCCTTTCTCCTTGTGTTCGTCCATAGTACGGGCCGTATAGCTGATGACACGTCCGTACTTGTCCCGGATGGGTATCATCAGGCGGTCGTTATAGAAGCCGTAGTCATTACCTTTTTCCGAAGTGCTAATCAGTCGGAGTTCTTTCATGAGCTCAATTGACAGTCCTTCTTTCTGGGCGAACAGAATGATGTCTTTCCAGTCTTTAGGAGCATAGCCTATGCCGCGTTCCTCTACCTCTTGCGCACCCCATCTTCCAACGGCATAGTCGTATGCTGCCTTAGCCTCCGGTGTGTCCTGATGCAGACTACTGACAAAGTGGCGCTGCACATGCTCGTAGATGATAAAAGCACTCTCCCGCTTTCTTGCCGTCTCGATTTCTTCTTTGGTCGGCTTCCTCTCCTCTTCTTCCTCCACTTTTATGTGGTATTTTTCTCCGAGCTTTTTACAGGCTTCCGTGAAGCTGCAGTTTTCCTTCTTCATGATGAAGGAGATAGGGTTTCCGCCTTCACCGCAGGAGAAGCAGTGGCATATGTTCTTTGCCGGCGACACGACAAAGCTTGGTGTCGTGTCATTATGGAAGGGACACAGACCTTTCCAGTTGACTCCGCTTTTCTTCAGGTCAACATAATCACCTACGACATCCTGGATGTCTAATGACAAGAGCTTTTCAATGATTTTTTCTGATATCATATAGCTTTCTTTTTTAACACCGCAAAAATAATCGGATATAGGTATATATTAAAATACTTAGTTATCTTCAAAAAACCGCTTGAGATAGAGTCCTTCCAGCCTTTCTTTTTTCAGCCGGCTATAGGCGGGCTTTCCTCTTTTTAGCAAAGCTCTTGACTGAGCCCTCTTGATTATCATTTCCGCCTTCCACTCCGCCATGGGTTGTGAAATGATTTCCCTCTCTTGCGTCAATTTGTTGACACCAGTGATAACATATTTAATCATACACGTAATGTTATATGTGTTAAAATACCATCATTTACCCTTTATTTTGGAAAACCATACATTTTCGCTTTCGTAGTAAAATCGGACTCCTTTATATCGGTGGTCAGTATTGGCAGTTCCTTTCCCGTTGAGTCGGCAGCAGCGGCAGACGTTTTCTCTTTTTCCGCCTACGTATTCAGCTGCAGCAAGGATAAATGTGAATACCCGGAACGAACCATCGTCCATGACTGCCACCACCTGCCTGCGACGACGGCCTGCGTTGACAGCTCTGCCGTTTTTATTTCGAAACAAGTCGAGATTCTTCCATCCTTTGGAACAACGTCGCTGAGTTCTCTTTGTCAAGTACTCGCTCCATTTTTTCCCTTTGTTTGCAGGGATGTGTCCTTTCATATATCTCCCTGTTTTCAGATTTCTGCCTTCATATACTGGTGGTATAAAGAGTTCTCCGTACATTCTATATCCCTTTCATTGAATTTATAGATTTCTTCTTAGGCATTTGGTGAATTGAAAAGTAACCGTTACGCCCATCAGAGCGTCCTTCGCTCCTGCATGGGGGAGACAATAGACACTCCGTTGTCTGACCGTCTTCGCTATTCCACAACAAACAATGTCTGCATGTGTCTTTCCACTTATCACTGGCAGTTGGCACAAAATCCAGCGTTCCCCATATCATGGAAGTAAAATGGTTCTCGTCTAAGGATAATCCCCATAAGTTCAACTGTGTCTCTTTATTTTTCATATCATTGTTTTTAGGTCGACAATTATTTTGAGATGATAGTTTAAATCGCCACAGAAAACCGGATCTGCATCCCCACAGATTCGGGCTATTTCCATAGCCTGTTTTAGCGAACAATATTTTGCTCTGATGTGTATGAAATGTACTTTATCGTTCCATGCGCCCTTTTCTACGGCTACAAAGTCCTCTTTGAGAATCTCTTTGAGTTTCTTTTTTATACTATTTAGGTTCATCGCTCACCTCCTTGAATTATATTACATGCCATAATTTGCCGGTTCTGTCCCTTACTACTTTTGACCTGCACACTCCATATCGATAAGCATGACAATCGGTAGTACACCTATCGCCAAACTTTTTGTCATCACAGACTGTACCGAGAACCTTGAAGTCGACATCATTGTCTACCAAGCGCCCAAACTCGTTCTCGTTGAATATATCAACCTGACCTTTTATTTCTACAGCAAGATCTTTCATCGTTCTATATGTTTTCAAAATGAATGTCGTACTTACTATTTGGTTCAAAGCAACTTTCTGTTACTCCAACATGAGCATCGTGGTGCATTTTTTCTTCTCCCTGGACGGTATATAAACGACATGTGTAGCCTTTCCCTTTTTCATCCCACATAATCAGTGTAGTACCAATGTGACCATGAAAACGGCGAACATGGCCTTTGTTCAGTTTCACTTCGTCTAAAACAATACGGGAGTTCATCTTTATGATGGCATCTTCAAAATCTTGAGTCTTCATTTTATCCTTCTAGCTTCAATAGTAAATAATATCTTTTTTTTCTTATTCAATACTTTTACTTTCATACTATCACAATTGAAAGAATCCAATTGTTCGATCATGGTTGGACCGATACCTTTTTTATGGATTTCTTCTTTAAAAATTCTATACTGTGGTAACGTAAAATTACGTCGATAAATCTTCGTTTTCATAGCTTATTTATATCTCATGACTTTAATAATTTCTCGGCAGTTTTTTACGCCTAACTTTTTCTTGATGTTGTGCAGCTGGACTTTCACCGTAGACGGCGCCTTATTCAACTCGCTGGCTATTTGATCGAAGGTGTACCCGTAGAGATATAGTGTTACCACGTCTTTCTCTGCAGGAGAAAGCCGGACTAAACTCTGCGGTTTACATATGATGTTTTCATCTGGGCATAAACCGCCGCGTAATGGACAGCGCACTTCTTCGAAGTGTAGAATCTTATGTTCTATATCTGGAGTCAGCAGGTCGTGTTCTCCGAAGTTGCAACGGATAAAGCGATCGATAATTTTAAAGAACTGTTTGTCTTTTTCAGCCGATGTTTTCCCCTTTTCCGGATACAATGTTCTAAGCCTTGCCCATGCACCAGGGAAACGGCTCTCAATGATATCTATAACTTCAAGGCAGATGGTTTTTTCAAAACGCGTCAACCGCTTTTCTTCTTTGTTGCCTTCCTTGAAGTAAACATTTCCATCTGGTGAAACTCTGAATTCTATTGCCTCCATAAGCCTTCCTCAATAGTTTTAATGATGTTCTCTCTTTCATCTTTTCGCAGGTCGCTTGCAGGATTCTCTCTCAACTTGCCTGACATCGTTGTCGATGGATAGTCATACCTTTGGGAGAGGTATCTAAGGAAGCGACTCTTCTCTTTTTTTGTAAGACTCTGATAGTAATCCTTTGGGTCTAAGTTCTGTAATTTTGCCATACTTTCCTTGTTTTATATTAAATTACATATTAAATTTGCGTGCAAATATAAAGTAAAAAACTGTAATACAAAATTATAATGCAGTATTTTGTTTGTTTTAATGTAGTTTTTAATATTATTTAGCAATGAAGTACACCGGATTACGCCTTGCGCGCTATTTATCAGAAGAAAGAGGACGTTATGCTAAACTAGCTGACGCCATGGTCAAGTATCGAGGAGATCGGAAAAATGCCAGTGATAAAAAATACAATTTGGCACCTCTCTTACATGAAGGGCACAACATTACCATAAAGATACTTGATGGGCTAATGAGGGAAACGGGCATGCCCATTGAGTTCTTTATTGACTTCGAGAACGAAGAAGAAAGAGCTATACGCAAACAAGACCAGGCTGCTGTCATCAGTCACCTTCACGAAATCATTGGCCTGAAGGATGAACTCCTTCAAGATAAAGAAAGGATTATCGCTTCAATGTCCGAAGAGATTGAACAACTAAAAAAACTTCTTCAATATGCGGATACTCGGACATGAATCGGACGTATTAACATCATTACAACTAACCTTGTAGCTATTTACAACTAACCTTTTTATAAAGGTTAAGTGCATTATATAATCAGACAATACTCGGATGCTTTTAACACCAAATAATATGAAATTGTCCTTGTGGAAGCTTCTAAAAACGGGAAAGCAGGAACTATTTTTGGTTCCTGCCTCCGCAACTACAGAAGCCAGTCTTGATGACTGGCTTTTTCGTTTACTTAACCCTGTTGAGTTGGTCGATATATGGTGTGATCGCTTTTACCCATATCTGGTAGCCTTCCGGTAAAAGGTGAAGACCGTCTTTGCATATCTCTTTCCGCATCTTGTTGGAATGGGGTTCCTTGAAGAGACTGAACAGGTCGATATAGGTTACTCCACGAGCTTTGCAGCCCTGCCTAAGCTTGTTGTTGATTATCGGAATCACATTGGTCTTGCCTTTCAGGGCTTTCCACCTGCCGAAATCCTCATTGATGGGGAACACACCCTGCACATACAACTTGGTATGTGGGCAGGCTTTACGTATCCTGTCGACAACGCGCAGCACATCGGAGGCTACCCTGCTCGCCGTCAAGCCGTGGCTAAGGTCGTTGGCACCACACTCAAAGAAGATGGCTTTCGGACAGTGGGAGCACACCTGCGACAGACGGTTAATCATACCGCCGGCATCATCACCGATGATACCCCGGTCATGAATGTTGGAATACTGCGGGAAATACGCTTGCCAGTCACCAAACTCCGTATGACTGTCACCAAACATCACAATGTCTGAAGAAGTAAGAGGAGGCAAAGTGGCAAAAGAATCCACAACAGCATTATAATGTTTACCCGACAAGTGCCTGACACGTTGAGCAAGACAGCCCAACACGCAGATACAACACAAACTCAAAACGATCAATCTTTGTTTCATCATATTCTTCTGCTATTACGACAAGCAAAGGTACGAAGAAAAAACAAAAAAAAGAAATCCAGCCATCAAACTTCTGTATCATGACTGGATTTCTTCCTTTATCGTCCCTTGACAGGACTCTTACTGCAAATGTTTTCTAACCTTATTGAGATAACGCTGCGTTCTTGCAACACTGTATCCCGGTCCACCATTCCACATCCGGATTGCCTTCTCAACATTATGTGTCGGATTGTGAAACGACTGAATGATAACAAACATCTCACGAGACTTCTGCTCATTGAAACGATCTGAAAGTGAATAGGTCTTCTTGATACCTCTACTTCTCAGAATATTGTTACACTCTTTCACTAATACAGGCGAAATCTGCAGGACTCCTACATATCGGCCACATACGGCACGCGGATTTCCTTTGCTTTCTACCTGAATGATGGCATCCATAACAGGATTCCAATCAAATGCTTCTTGGTCGCCCGCAACGTCAGCACTCGCCGAGATTGGGACTAACATCAATAATTGTAAAACAAATAATTTAAATATTCTCATCATGTATAAATTTGTGGAACCTGAACAATCTATAGAGAAATCGTTCGCGACACGGGCCTACGTGAGAAAGAGCTACCACCGTGCCTGGATTCCGTTTGACTATCGTTTGAACCAAGACTCTGAAACAAAGGAGCTTCCTGATTCATATTTTTATCGTGTGCAAAGGTACAAAACATATTCCAAATATAAGCTGTTCGCGTGCACAATTTAA